AACGGAACCCATGATGGAGACCTTGCCAAGAAAGGAGGTTAAAGATTCTAGACATCGACCAAAATGCCGCTAGTCAGTGGAGTACAACTATCCCTCATATGGATGGAAAGGTGAGTTCGAACCTCACAGGCGGTACTAATTTAAATATTATGGATTTATTATACACAAAAATGTCAATACCAAAGACGGACAATCAATTTATGGAATATCAAAAAATACTAGGTGAGAATTATCCTATTGTTGCGATTGAACCACCAAATAAAAACGGTGAATATAAATACGATACGGTTGGTGTGTTTTATATCAGTTTATACTCTTATTATAACAATATGCCCTTGTAGTTCAATGGATTAGAACATTGGTCTACGAAACCAAAAATACTGGTTCGAATCCAGTCGAGGGTACAATACACGCCCCTATCGTTCAACTGTATAGGACATGGCCCTTCTAAGGCTAGAATGGGGGTTAGAATCCCTCTAGGGGTACAATATAGAGAGGTGCACGAGAGGTTTAAGTGGCCACACTGCTAATGTGGTGGACCTTTAATAAGGTCCCATGGGTTCGAATCCCATCTTCTCTACTATTTACTAATATGTCAAATTTTTAATTTTTTAATGATATTTATAATATATGAAATCATTAATTAAAAAATTATTAAGGGAAAGTCTTTTAAGAGAAGATTACGTCACATCATCTCAGCTTGGTAAATTAGAAATTGAATTAGATAATTTATTTAAAAGTGTTGGTGTTGATATTGAATTTACAAAACATTTTTTGGATAGGGTGAATGATGTTAGAAATGGTAAGGAAATTACAATTGAAGAACTTAGGGATATCTTTAAAAAGATTTATTCACAATACAAAGAGCAGTTAATTAAATATAAAGATGGTTTTGAGGCTGTATTTAAAAACAACCCAACAAATATTAATATCCCGTTTACTATAAGTTGGGATAAGGAAAATGGTGAGTTAGATTTAATCAGTAAAACCATTATGAGAAAAAAGGATTTTGAAACATCAAATCAAATCCTTTATGTTACTGGTAAAGAACAACAACCACTACAAGCACAACCAAACAAAGATAGGTTTAAAAAAATCAAACTAACCTCTGGTGATATCATTAGATATTATGAACAATTAAACAAATTTGAAACATTAGATGGTCAAAGTATTGATATTGATTCAATATTTGATGAGTTACCAGAAGATATTCAAAATAAGATAATGGAATTAGCTGAAAATTTTAAAGTTAAAACTAATTTATTTAATAATTAGAATATATCATTGAATGAAAAAAAATATCATATCATATATAAAACTACTTGTTTAGTTAATAACAAATATTATATTGGTATGCATTCAACCGATAATCTGGAAGATGGTTATATGGGTTCTGGTAAAGCGATAAAATTTTCAATAAAAAGATATGGTAAAGAAAAACATAGAGTTGAGATTTTAGAAATAGTTGAGAATAGAGAATTATTAGCTGAAAGAGAAAAAGCAATTGTCACACTATCAAAAGTCAAAAATGGTAAGTGTATGAATTTAAAAGTTGGTGGTATTGGTGGGTTTACTAGAAAGGCTAAAATTAAGAAAAAAGTTAAAAAGAAACCAATAGTAAAAAAGAAACTTATTAAGTTAAAAACAAAACCTAAAAAATAAATTTGTTATATTGGAATATATTTTATATCTTTGTGGTATGAAAGATAAAATTAAATCTATATTAAGAGAAGGTACGCTTAAAAATTCATTAGGTGTAACCATTACTAGACCAGACCAAGTACTTATTGTAATGAGGGGGATTCCAGGTTCTGGTAAATCAACAAAAGCAAAAGAATTGGCTGGTACTGATGGTGTTATTCATTCAACTGATGATGTTATTGAAGCCCAAGGTGATTACAGGGAATTCTTCGAAAAGATGATTACAACTAAAGACTTTAGTCCTTTATCTAAAGCACATTCAACAAATCTTACAAATCTTACCAATTCATTAAAAAGTGGTGTATCACCAGTTATCTTAGACAATACAAATATTAAACAAAACGAATCTAAAGTTGCAGTTAAATCAGCATTGGATTTAGGGTTGGATGATAAGAACATTCAATTTGTTGATATTGGTACTGGTGGGTTATCAGCACAAGAATTAGCTGATAGGAATACTCATGGTGTTCCATTGGAAAAGATTGAATCAATGATAGCTAGTCACGCTGGTCAAGGCCCATTAAGTGTTGCTAGTGTTATGGGTTCAAAAGATATGTATAAAGAATCTGATGTATTATATTCTGCTGTTGTATTAGATAGTGGTTCTAGAAGTTCACTATTATCTATAGTTGAAAATGAAATTCCAGACGGTTGGAGTATAATCGCACATCATATGACAATTGTATTTGGTAAACCAGTACCGAACAAAGAAGATTTGGGTAAAGATATAACACTTAAAGTTACGGAATTGGGGTTATCTGATATGGCTATGGCTGTTAAAGTTGAAGGATACCCAACTAAAAATGCAACACCACACATCACAATAGCTGTTAACCCAAATGGTGGTAAAGTTGTTATGAGTAATGATATTACTGAATGGAGAAAAATAAAACCATTCAACGTTATTGGAAAAGTTACTGAAATAAAGAAATAACTATGAATATTTTTGTTCTAGATGAAAATCCACAAGTTGCTGCGCAAATGCACAATAATAAACATGTGGTTAAAATGATATTGGAAACGGCTCAATTATTATGTGGTGTTCATCACGTAACTGATAGTCAATATCTAATACCGTATAAGTTATCACATAAAAATCACCCATGTTCAATTTGGACCAGAGAGTGTATTGAAAATTATATTTGGTTGTGTGATTTGGGTATGTCATTATGTGAGGAATATACATATCGTTATGGTAAGAGGCATAAATCTCAGGATGTTATTGAATGGTGCTTGATAAACACACCAAATATACCAACCAATGGTGATATAACAAACTTTGCTATGGCCATGCCAGATGATTGTAAAATCGATTCAGTTGTTGATTCATATAGATTATACTATATGACACATAAAAAAAGCTTAGCTGACTGGAAAAATAGAAAAAAACCTGATTGGTTTGTTGTCGATTAATAAAAAAACTCATATTTTTACAAAAAAGAATCGATGGAAGATAATATGGAAAGATATGATGAGTTATCTATTAAACTACTAAAGATAGGTGAAGCCTTGATAATGGAAGGTGAAGATAAACAAGATTATGTAATTAGCACTATTGGTAATTTTATAATCTTTATTAGCTCATTAATATATGATGAAAATGATATGCATGTATTTTCTGAAATGTGCAGTATGATAGCCGCTAAGAAAATGATGGAAGAAAGTGAAATAATGGGATTACTTGGTGATTTAAGTTTTTCAGAACTTGAAAAATTAATAAAAACTTTAAAAGATAGGAATAAATAGTATTTATTTTTTGTGAGTTTGTGTTATATTTATGATAAAACACAAACTTATGAAAAGATTATTATTATCATTATTTGTATTATTAAATACATTATCATATAGTCAAACAGTAATAGCTTATGATTATATTGAAACTACTAGTTGGGGTACTGGAGGGGCTGGTTGGTCAGTTGGTTGTGGACCATGTGGTTACTATATAAATGCATTTGTATCATCAAATTCGAGTGCTGTATTAATTGGTTCAGGTAATGGGGGTTCTGGTATTGAATCTGGTACATATATTTTAAGTAACATTACAGGTTTAAGTGCTACATCATCCTATATGCTTAAATTTAGAGCTGGAGCTTATAAATTTTCATCACCCTTAGCCGCCACTGCTGGAAATGATGGTCCAGATTATTTTGATGTTCAATATAGTTCAAATAATGGTGCAACTGCATATATTACTGAAATGAGAATAACTGGTTTTGGTAATGCTGTATGGAATTATAATACTAATGCTACTGCCTCAAAAACTGCAAATGGAACACTAACAACATACGCACCGACTGCTGGTGGGGATAGAACATCCACTGGTGACGGTTATTCTATAATCGAATTAACTTTACCAATGGGGGTAACACAGTTAGCATTTAGAATACCTACACGAACTAATTCAGCTGGTGAAGAATGGTGGTTTGATAATTTTGAATTGATTCGAGTATATTCATTACCTATTGAATTGATTAATTTTGATGCTACTAACCAAAATACTTATAATTTAATAACCTGGTCTAGTGCATCTGAACATAATAATGATTATTATTTAGTAGAACGTTCCACAGATGGATTTAATTGGTCTGTAGTCAACAATCAGAACGGTGCTGGTAATTCCACATCTAAAATTGATTATAGCTTCAGAGACTTCACTTATGAAGCGGCAATTAATTATTATAGATTAACCCAAGTAGATATTGACGGTCAATCAGAAACTTTTAAAACAATAAGTCTTAACAATCTTGGTAAAACAAAAATAGTATTATACTTTACGAATTTATTAGGTCAAATTGTAAATGATGAGGTTAAAGGTAATTTAATTGTTCATTATACTGATGGTACACATGAAAGAGTTTATAGATAATTAAAAATAAATTGAAAATAAAAAGGTAATCATTTGGTGGTTACCTTTTTTTTATGTATATTTGCCAATAAATAATTAAAGTATGTTAGCAATAGTAGAATACATAAAGAAAAATGGGCTTAAAAAAGCTGTTTCAGAATTTAAGTTGATTGTAAAAGAATATGAAAATAAGATTCTTTTAAAATACAATCAAATAGAGTCTAATATGTCCTTAGAAGAAGTTAAGGATTGTAGAGGTCTTATCCTTGAAAAAGATACTTTAAAAGTTATGTCATTAGCATTTAGAAAGTTTTTTAATAATGCTGAAGGTCATGCGGCTAAAATAAACTGGGACACTGCACATGTTCTTAATAAAGAAGATGGTACAATGATTCAAGTTTATTGGGATTGGCATAAAGAAATTTGGTTTGCGGCAACTACAGGTACTGCTGAGGGTGAAGGTGAAGTGAATAATAAATATGGTACTACATTTAATGAATTATTTTGGGATACTGTTATTTCAAAGTATTCATTTAACACTTGTTTATTAGATAAGGACCATGTTTATGTATTTGAATTAACAACACCATATAATATTGTTGTTACACCACATGGTGAATCATCATCTAAATTATTAGCTGTTAGAAATAGATTAACATTAAAAGAAATACCATACAATGATTTATTTATGGTTTCGGTATCATTAGGAATACCATTAGTTAAATCTTATGACTTAAATGCTAAGAATGCTGGCGTTCTAATTAAGACCTTTGAAAACATGCCATGGTCTGAAGAAGGTTATGTGGTTATAGATGCTGATGATAATAGAGTTAAAATTAAGAACCCAGCCTACCTGGCCGTTCACCACTTAAAAGGTAAAACTGCTGAACACAATATTATGGTAATTGTTAAAACTAATGAAATCGATGAATTTATTTCAACTTTCCCAGATAGAAAGGATGAATTATTGAGATTAAAAGATGGTTATGATGATTTGGTTAATAGATTAAAGTTTTTGTGGGAAGAATTGAAGCTACATAAACCTAAGAGTATAATAGCGTCTGAAAAAAAGAGATATGCTGCTAAGGTATTTGAGTTATGTGATAAATATGATTTAAAACCTTTCACAGGGATGTGCTTTGGGTTAGTTGATGGTAAAATAACATCAGTAAATGAATATATGTTAAACTACGATGATAAATTGTTATATAAAATGTTATAATTATGACAAAAGAATCAGGAAATTTGTTTAATTAAAATATTATTCGTATATTTGTAATATGAAAACAATTAATGTATTAGGAATAACTGTAAGTTATGATTTAGAGGCTTTAGCAAATGAAGTTAATAACATCCCATATAATAGAGAAAATTACGTGGACAACCATAGAACGAGTGGTGGAAAGGGTGAACTACATGAAGATGCACCAACCGAAGAAGAATTCATAAATTTAAGGGCAGCATTTGTTAATGATATACTTAATCTAGAAGATAGATTACCAGCTCTTATTGAAGAAAACTTATTTCTAACTAAAAAAGGTGTTTTAGGTAAAGGAAGACGTAGACCCATACTTATGGGTCATGATGATTTTTATACAAATGTTATTGATGAATATGACCATGATTTACAATTTGACAGACCTTATCTAAAATTAGATGTTAGAAATGATAAAGAAGGTGAATTAATTATTCATAAAATGCAAACAAATTATTAAATATGGACTATACAGACAAAACTTACAAAGAAGCAAGAATGGTAGCTGTGAAAGCACACTCTAACCAATCTTATGATGATATTTTTCCATATGAGAAACACCTTGATGATGTTGTTGATGTATTGAAAAGATTTGGATTCTCTGGAAAATACATTGTTGCTGGATACCTACATGACACAATGGAAGATAACGGGTTATCGTTTAACAAAATTAAAAAACATTTTGGGGAAGAAGTGGCTGAAATGGTATATTGTGTTACCGATGAACAAGGTCGTATTAGAAAAGAGAAAAAAGAGAAAACACTACCTAAAACAGCTAGTAACCCAGATGCTATTATTTTAAAATTAGCTGATAGAATCGCTAACATACAACATGGTGGTAAAGTGGATATGTACTTGAAAGAATATCAAGAATTTAAAGGTGCATTATACTTAAACACACCAGCAGATGGTAAAGCAATGTGGGAACACTTAGATATTTTATTAGGTATTAACAAATTAGAAACTGTATAATTATGAGTGAAGATTGGAAAAATGAAAGAGCTGAAGCTGCCATGAGAGAAGGTACTGAAGCTATTAGAAAAGCTGCTGAAGAAAAGGCTAAAATGGAAATTATAGATGAGGATGATGATAATTGGACTCAAATTAAAGAATCTTTATATTCATCTATTAATTCACCTGAACATGATGCTTATGTAAATCTCATAATTATAAAAATGAGAAAAATGTATCACCCACCAGTAAAAAAATAAGATATGAACATTAAACAAATTTTTGATGAAATCGCTGCTGAGAGTAGCACTAACCAAAAGATGGTTATTTTAGGAAAATACGCTGACAACGAATTATTGAAACGTGTACTGTATTTGGCTAACTCAAAGAGGGTTAAGTTTTATATTAAACAACTTCCAGAATATACTAGAAACGTAGACCAAAATAATTCATTAGAGTTTGTGGTTAGTGAGTTACAACACATAATTGATAGACATGTAACTGGTAATGATGCACTTAATTTCTTACGTGACATATTAGCTAGTGTGGATTCTGACAATGCTTATATCATTGAGAGAATTATTGAGAAAGATTGTAAAATTGGAATGGGTACATCAAACATGAATAAAGTAATCAAGGGACTTATTGAAGATACACCTTATATGGGTGCAGTATCTTTTGATGAAAAGAAAGCTCGTAAAATATTCGAAAATGGTGGTGTTGGTGTGTCACAAATTAAAATGGATGGTCGTTATTGTAATGCAATCATTCGTGGTGGTGAAGTTGAATTAGAAAGTCGTCAAGGCGAACCAACAATTGTTACTGGAGCTAAATTTATCGATGAATTATCATCTTTGGATGATTGTGTATTTAATGGTGAGTTAACTATTGATAATGTATCTCGTTATGAATCTAATGGTATCATTGCATCGCTTATTGATATTTGTGGTAAGAGAGATTCTAGAACAGAAGTTGAAAATGGTAAAAAATTAGCAGCTTTTGAGGAAAAACATGGTAACTTTGAAACAGCTTTGAACTCGATTAGATACACTATTTGGGATACAATTACTGTTGATGAATATTTCGATAAAAAATCAGATGTACCTTATTTGAACCGAGCTAATAAAGCTGGTATTTTAATTAACACTAAAGGGTTATCTATGGTTTCAATAGTTGATGCGGTTATGGTTTACACATATGATGAAGCTATGTCACATTTCCAAGATATACTAGCTACTGGTCAAGAGGGTACTATTCTTAAAGATATAAAGGGTACATGGAAAGATGGTAAACCAAATTGGCAAATAAAAATGAAGTTGGAAATGGATGTTGATTTACGTATTGTTGGTTTTAACTATGGAACAGGTAAAAATGAGCATGTAATCTCATCTGTAAATGCTGAATCAGCTGATGGTAAATTATTTACGAGACCAACTGGTATGAATGAGAGCTTGATGCAACATATCACAGAAAACCAAGAATCTTTGATGGGGACAATTATTGAAGTTAAATGTTCTGGATTATCACATGACTCAAATGGTAACTATGCGTTGCTACACCCAGTGTTCAAACAACTACGTGACGATAAAGATACGTGCGATTCTTTGGAATCAATAATGGCAATTGAAAATATGGCAAAAGGTTTAAATTAATTTTAAAAATATGAAAAAAATGATTAAATTTCCGTCTATTGAGCAATTTAGAACTGTTGTTTCTAATGTTAATAGACGATACAATTTTGTTGGTTTAGATGAAAATGGTGAGGCAATTTATGACCCAAATTTACCTAAACCAGTATTAACCTTTAAAGGTACTATAAAATTACATGGTACTAATGCTGGTGTTTCTTATAATAGTCAAGATGATTTGTGGGCACAATCTCGTGAAAACATTATTACACCATCACCATCAAAACTAATTGAAATTGAATTTGAAGATGGTTCAAAACAGTTATTTAATGAAAATGATATTATTAATGGTAAAATTATAAGTGAATATAAAATAGGTGAAATCATTGTTTTATAGCATACCAACCTTTATATTTATAAAAACCTTTATTAGTTAATCTGGTTATAACTCTTTTATTGATAATGTTTTCGTAAAGTTTGGTATTGTTTCTTTTTGAGTTATATAATTCAGTGTATGGTAAATTATGTTGTTTACAAAATTTTCTTAAATTTATTTTAACTTCGTAAATTAATTCATCATTGTTATTATATATATGGATAGTTTCAGACTCTTTTTGATAATTAGTTTTATCTTTTTTAGGTTGTCTTAATTTATCTCTAGTAGACATTGTTTCACCATCTCTAATGATATCCAAACGTTCTTTATATTTTTTAGCTGCTAATTGGTGTATATTTAACCCATCAGATGTGATAGTGTTTCGCTTTGTTTCATCACCTTTTTTAGCTGCTAAATTATATAAATTATCACCATTATTATTAATAGTTGTTTTCATAGTATTAACTTTTTTATTGATTGCATTTTTACGTGATTCTGGGTTATGTTTTTTACCAAGAAACCCGTAAATAAACCCAGTTGTTGTTACGTTTGATTTATTATAAAATTTATCATTTTTAGCAACATTAAATTTAGTGTGTAAATGTGATTCAAATAATAAAGCCTCATCCCTAGAATTAAAAATTCTAACAATTACATATTTGTAATTTTCGGTATTTATTTTTTGGTCATTAATAAATTCTTTATCAGAACTAGAACTAAAATAAGTTACACCTAAATCATACTTAGGTTCTGTTTTTGATGTTCTAGAACCATAATAGTGTTTTTTAGTTACTTTATTAGTAATTCTGTAAACGTAATGGTATTTTTGTTTTTTCATAATGCTGGTTTATCGTTTTTTAATAAATATCTATAAAATTTGTGAAAGATAAAAAAAAGTTGTATATTTGTAAAAAAAAATAAAATGGAAAAGAAAATAAAAAATATTAAAGAAATCAAAACATCCGATAACGCTGGATTTGCATTCTTTGTGGAATCAAATAAGGATATTTTTTATGGTTTAATGTTACATGTTGCCGAAAAAGAAAATATTAATAGAAACAATAACACTATTAGTATTTATGGTGAATGGGCTGGTGGTAATATTCAAAAAGGTGTTGGTATTTCCAACTTACCTAAATCATTCTTCATATTTGGTGTTAAAATTACACCACATACTGAAACTGAAGAAGAATTAAAAGCTAATCCAGCTTACTGGGTTGATTCAACGTACTTGAGAGCACCAGAGGTTAAAATTTACAATATCGATGATTATGAAACGTATTCAATTGATATCGATTTTAACATGCCTCAGTTGATTCAAAATCAATTATCCGAGTTGACTATTGCGGTTGAGGAAGAATGTCCTGTAGCGAAAGCATTTGGCTTCTCTGTTTTGGAAAATAATACAGCGTATGAGGACGAAAATGGAAATATTTGGTTTGAAAATGAATCATTACCTAATTTCACCAACCCAATTAAAGATAAATTAAAACCTGTTTTTAAAGAAAAACGTATTAAAAACCCTAATGGTGTTAATTTTATTAAATTTTCTTTAAATTAGTTTGTCTTTCCATACAATACCTAGATATTTATTAATAAATACTTTAATTATGGGAAAATATGTTGTTTACTTGGTTACGTATAGCGGTGATAAATTACCAAAATATTATATTGGTTCTACTAGTATAGAAAAAATTAATAATGGTTATTTAGGTAGTGTCAAATCTAAAAAATGGAAAACTATATTTGAGTTAGAGATTAAAAATAATAAAGAACTTTTTAACTCAGAAATATTAAGTTATCATGAAACTAGACAAGATGCTTTATCAGAAGAGTTAAGAATTCAAAAAGAGCAAAATGTTGTTAAGTCAAATGAATATATAAATGAATCTTTAGCTAGTAAAAATGGTTTTTTTGGTATGGCTATAACAGATGAACATAAAATAATGTTATCAAAAATAGCTAAAGAAACTCATGAAAAAGGTAAACTTCATAAATTAACACCTATGTGTGGTAAAAATAATCCAATGTATGGTAAAACTAATGAAGTTGTTGCTATTAATGTGTTAACTAATAAAAAAGTTAGGGTGTCTAAAAAAGTTTTTGATTCCGATATAAATCTTTCTGGTCATACGATTGGTTTTGTTTCGGTTATTGAAATAGAAACTGGTAAAAAAATAACAATAACTAAAGAAGAATTTAAACGTGGTAAAAATAACTATAAACACCATAATAAAGATAAAAAACATAGTGACGAATTAAAAAATAAATTATCTGAAATGAGAATTGGTTATATTACAGCTAAAGATTGGGAAGGTAAATTTCATAGAATACATAAAGATGATATTAGGTTAAAAAACGGTGAGTTTGGTAATACAACATCTAAAAGATGGGTGATAACTGATTTGGATGGTAATGAATATAAAACGTTTAATTTTAGGGCGTTTTTCAATGATAATTGTTTGCAATACCCTAGAAAAGAAAATATTATCGATGGGGTTATTAAATTTAAAATAAAAAGTAAAAATAAGTCAACTAATGGTTGGAAAGTAAAATGTTTAGATAAGTAAAAAAATGGGATATACTATTAAATTAAAAGAATTTGGAAATGAAGATAAAGTAGTTTCTGAATTAAATGAAGATGTAAATTTTGAAATTGGTATGATTGGTGAAGGAATCGTATGGTCTTGTGAATTTCAAAATGTTGTTCATAGGTTCAAGGTGAAGGGTGAAAAGCATAGTGCATCTAAAGTTAAGACATTAGCAGCTGTTGATGTTGAAAAATTGAATTCTATTAAAGAATTCGTAGATTATGCGGTTACCGAAAGTCGTGTTAACCAAGCAATCGAAAACGTATTCCCTAATCAAGAACCATTAGATGTTAAGAAGATGGGTGACGTGATTAGATGGGTTGTAAATGATGTTATCAAAGAAGAAATGGATACCATGATTGAGAATAATCTTGAACCCAAAGAAATAAATAAATACATTTCAACTAAAACGAGAGAAATGTTTTTAATAAAATTAAATGAATTAGTAGGGTTATGAGCAGAGTAAAGTATTCAAATAAAGTTTTCAGATTAAAGAAAGCTATGGAAGTTAACCTTAACGGTGTTCCACAACCACTAACATTCACAATGGGTGAAGAATTTCACATTGTTGCCGATGTATTATACATGAATGGTTTTCGAGCGATGTTTCAAAAACCAATTATAGATTGGATTGAAGCTAACCCTAATTTATTTGTAGATGACACAAGACAATTCTAAACCAACGAGTGGTATATGTGTTGATGGTGGTACTGTAGGTAATCCAGGTCCATGTTTTTATCGTGGTGTTGACTTGGAAACGGGTCAAATCATATTTGAAGAACATTTGGGACCTGGAACCAACAATGTTGCTGAATTTTTAGCAATATGTCATGCAATTCATTATTGTGATAAAAAGGGGATTGAACCAAACATTTGGTCAGACAGTGTAACTGCCATTGCTTGGGTTAGGGATAAAAAACACAAATCATCAGCTGCTGGTGATATAATTGAGAGGATGGATAAAGCTTGTAAATTTTTAAAGACCAAAGATATTAAAATTAATAAATGGTTGACTAAAGAATGGGGTGAAATTCCAGCTGATTTTGGAAGAAAATAAAAAAGTATGTTTGATAGATTAAAAAAAGGGTTTTACTGGGGATTACTAATAATTTTAAGTTTTATATGTGTGGTTATAACACTTAAATTACTTTATTATTTATTTATAATATTGGCAACAATTGGGTTGGCTTTGATAATTAAAATTTTATATGAAAAACGTAGAAGAAACTAAAACACCATATGAATGGTGTGTTGAATATAACATAAGACCACTTGATTTAAATGAGTGGCCAGAAGAATTCTATGGGTCAAAAGAAAGACATTTTTTTGAAATGTATTTTGTTGGTAGGGTTGAGTTTTTACAAATGATTACATCATGCACTGTAAAACCAAATTCACAACCTAGAAAAGGTGAATCGTATTTGGAATATAGAATGTATGGTTTAGTACCATATAATATTAGTTCTATACAATCAGCGATTCAATATGGACATGCTGTTCAAGAATATAATAATTTGATGTTTGATGGTAATCATATTTGTCGTAGTATTAACTTTGGTGAAGCATTGTTAAAATCAAATCAGATTGGGTTTAATAAATGGAGAAAACAAGATAAGACATTTATTATATTAAATGGTGGAACAACGAATAATTCAAAGGATGATAGATGGTATGGTTCCTTACAAAAAAGTAGAGATACGTTATATGAGAACGGTGTGTTATTTTCAGAATTTTATGAACCAGATTTAAATGACACATTAACAGCTGTTGTGTTCTTGGTTGATGAGAGAGTGTTTAATAAAGAAACTTATCCAAACTTTGAGAAAGAAGTGCTACCATATTCTAGAACAAGACCTAGTGATAAAAAAATAGAAGAATTAGAAAAAAGAAACGCAATTAATTATGAAAAATGGGTTGAAAAAATCGGTGGACCAAAAAATGCATTCCTTAGAGAATTCTTACCAAAATTCAAATTGGCAAACTAATATTGTTAAGTTAACTGGTAAAATAGTTTTTGACCCAGAAGATAAGACTTTAAAACACAGCAAACAATCTTCTTGGAAGAAAGTAGCTATGGTTGTTATACCTGGTGATGTTTGCGAATACTATATGTGGTTTCTTAAGAAGCGATATAATTTAAAGTTGCATAAACCATTAAGAGGTGCTCATATAACATTCATAAATGATAGAGCTTCAGATATGAATGGTAAATGGGAAGAAATAAAAACTAAATGGAATGGTAAAAAAATTGAGGTTATAATAGACCTATCACCAAAAACTGATTCTTCTGAACCAAATAGTGATTATCACTGGTGGTTTAATATTCCACATGAGGATAGAGAAGAATTACAAATGATACGTTCAGAATTGGGGTTAGGTAAACCTTATTTTGGATTACACATGTCGATTGGTAGAGCTGTTGATTATACAACAGACGATTTTGAAATTGGCGTTATGAAAGCTAAAGAAATGTGCGTAGAGCACTCAATTTATTTACATACTTTATATAAAGATGGATTTATAAAATAAATATTAAAATTTATTAACATTTGAATTAATGCGGACTATTTATAATTAAACATAGATGTCCGCATTTTTTGTTATAAATAAGTTTTAAACACATTTTTTAAATGCAAGACCCTTTAGATAAAATTAATGACTTAAATAAAGAATTATATGACTTTAGTCAATTTGTTGATAGTTCAGTTTTAATTTCTAAAGCAGATGCTAAAGGTAACATCACATATGTTAATAAAAAATTCGAAGAAGTTTCTGGGTGGTCATTAGAAGAAGTTGTGGGTAAAAACCATAATATCGTTAATTCTGGGATTCATAATAAAAATTTTTGGTCAAACATGTATAAGACTGTTATAGTTGACAAGGGTATCTGGAACTCAGTTGTTACAAATAAAACTAAAAACGGTGATTTTTACTATGTTGATACCTATATAAAAGCTGAATTTGATATTAATGGCAAATTAATGGGTTTTATTTCAATTAGGCATGATGTTACATTAGTTAAAAAAAATGAATTAGAGATTAAAAATATAATTAATGCTATTAACCAATCAAATGCGGTTATTGAATTTGATTTATTTGGTAATATAATATTAGCTAATGATAATTTTTGTCATATCATGGGTTATTCCCAAGAAGAATTAATCGGTAAACACCATAGTATATTTGTTGATAGTGAGTATTCAAAAAGTGAGGATTATAAAGAATTTTGGGTTAAACTTAGTAGAGGTGAATTTATATCATCTAGATTTTCTAGAATTAAACATGGTGGTGAAATAATTTGGCTACAAGCAACATATAACCCAATTCTAGATGATAATGGAAAGGTGGTTAAAATTATGAAAATTGCCATTGATGTTACAGATAAAATTTTACAATCTGAAGAAATTGAAAAGAAAAACACATATCTAGAACATGCTGCTAAAATTTTAAGACATGATATGCATTCTGGTATTAATACTTATATGCCCAGAGGTCTTTCTTCATTAGAAAGGAGATTAACACAAGAAGATATTAATAACCTTAAAATTGAGGCACCACTTAAAATGATTAAAGAGGGACTAAAGCATACACAAAAAGTTTATAAAGGTGTATATGAATTCACAAACCTAGTTAAAAAAGACTCAACCTTAAATAAGGGTGAATACAATATCAAAGACATACTCCAAGATTACTTATCAGCAACAGCATATAAATCACAAGTTTTACTGGATAATAATTTACCCACAATTGAAGTTAATGAAGCATTATTTTGTACAGCAATAGATAACCTAATAAGAAATGGTTTAAAATATAATGACAGTCCGAGTAGATTTATTAAAATATACTTAGAAGATGGTTATATTTGTGTTGAGGACAATGGTAGAGGTATTACACAAAAGGAATTTGATGAGTTATCAAAACCGTATGTAAGAAAAGAAGGTCAAAAAGAAACTGGTACAGGTTTAGGTTTAAACATCTGTAAAGCAATTCTTAAAGAACATGGGTTTAGTATAACAGTAGAAAAAATGTCACAAGGGACAAAAATAAAAATTAAATAAAAAAAACAATTATGATTAACTCAATTTTATTAGTGGACGATGAAGATTTATTCCATTTAGTATTTGAAGATGCTTGCAGCTTATTAGATATCACATTATCATTAGAAAGTCTGACTAGTGCAGATGAAGCTGAAAAGCTATTTAAAGAATGGTTTGACACTAATAATATCCATGACAAACCAGAATGCGTATTTGTAGATTTAAATATAATTGGTTCATCATTTGATGGTATTGAATTAGTTAGAAAAATAAACTTCGAATATGGTAATCATGTTGTAATAGGAATAATATCATCAAGTGATGAAGCTGAAGAACAATCAAAAGCGTTACAAGCTGGTGCTCAATTCTGGATTATTAAATCTGATGAAATAGAACCTAGATTGGAAGAATTTAGAAATGATTATGATGGTTATAAGAATAGAACGAACAAATTTAAAGTATATAAATGATTAAAGTTGACAACAAGACTAAAGATTTATTAATTCAGTTACATAAAACTAAAAAGATTTCACTTGAGGGTAATATTCTTAAAGTTATTGATACTGATGGTGATGAACTATTTGAAAAATATATCAAAAGTTGTGTTGACAAAGATATGACAACCCGAAAAAAAAGGTTGGAAATCACAAAACAAATTCAAAAACAAAATAATGAATTAATTACCTGGAAGGAAGAGAATATTCGAATACAAGAAGAATTAATTCATAGTTTAAAAGAAAATGAATGTGCTAAAAATGAAGCTGAATCAGCTAGATTTGAAGCTGAACATTTAAAAATAGAAGCTGAAAATGCCAGAGAAGAATCTGAAATAGCTAGACGTGAAGCTGAAAATGCTAGAGCTTCAGTTGAAAATGATTTAGAATTATTACAGAAGAAGTCACAATTTGAATTGATAGGGTCAATTGTTAAAGTTGCACTATGGATTATTATCAGCGTAGGTATTATAACCACAGGTGTCTTTATTATTTCTTTACTTACAAATAGAGATACAGCAATTGTAGGCTCAACATGGAGTAATATCGTTGGTATATTATTAACCAACGCATTTAGTATTGTGGGGACAATAATGGGTGTTAAATATGCTTCTGAAAAAAATAATTAATTATTTTCTTCTACTTTACCATCTCTTTTAGCCCATATTTTATCGACTGAAGATAAACCTAAACAACCAAATGCTAATAGTGCAACAGAATCAACCAAGGCATCAGATGGTTTATGACCTGTATATTGGTTTATAAATAATGAAACACATAAAGATAAACCACATATAATACCAATAAATCTTTTTGATGAAGGACTACCCTTTTCATCTTTAAATAACCCCGTTATCCAGTTACTAACTTTTTTATACCACACCATAATAGTCTTTTATTATAAATATTTTTTAATAATACTAAATACTATTTATTTTGATTTTTTTTATATTATATTTGCAAAATTTTTGGTATATTAAAGAATTATTAGTATATTTGTAAAAAAGTAAATTAAAATGGGGTATATTAAACATAATGCGATTATAGTTACTGGGTGGCAAGAAGATAAAGTACTAGAGGCACGAAATAAAGCTATTGAAATATTTGAAGAGCAATTTAGCGGTGAGCTTATTGAGCGTCATGGTAGTAAATTAATTGGTGAAATTATATCTGGTTTAACCAATGGACAATCTTCTTTCTTTATTGCACCAGATGGTAGTAAAGAGGGTTGGGACACTTCTAAAAATGGTGATATAGCCAGAGAACAATTCTGTAAGTGGTTGGATTCAGAGCAAGATAATTACTGTGATTATATCGAAGTAAGGTTTGGTGGTGATGATGAACATGAAAATATTGTACGTTCAACAAATACTCATTAGTAATTTAAATTTAAAAAAGAATTATGAAACAAATAACGCATGAATTTTTAGTTGAAAATGGGTTAATCCTATTTGAAACAATAGTTGGGTCACAAGCGTATGGAACGCAGACACCAACATCTGATATAGACAAAAAATTTGTATATATACTACCACAAGATTATATCTTAGGTACTGGGTATGTTGAACAAATAAACGTAAATAAAGATTACGTTGGGTGGGAAATTAGACGTTTCCTAGAACTAATGGGTAGCAATAACCCAACAGTTTTAGAATTACTTAATAGCCCTGAAGATTGCATTGTATCTAAACATCCATTGTTTGATGATATACTAGCACATAAAGATGACTTTATTACACAGATTTGTAAGGATTCATTCGGTGGTTATGCTAGACAACAAATTAAGAAAGCGAAAGGTCTTGATAAGAAACAAAACTGGGAGAAAGACAAAGTAACTCGTAAAGATGTATTGGATTTCGTATACGTTATTGAGGGTGAAAAGTCTATACCATGGAAAATATGGTGCATGGATAAACCTAAATATAGTCAAGAATATATTAAGTATGAGAACAAATTTTGCGGCGTTGTAAATGTCCCAAATGCTAGAGATGTATATGCAGTTTATCATGATGAAGTTGCTCAAGCTTGTTTTTCTGAAAACTTATCTGAAGAAGATAGAGAAGAAGGTAAAAAGTATTATTCCGAACCTTATGCGTTAGGTTACAAAGGTCTTGTTAAAACTGATGAAGGTGCAAACGCTGCTGAATCCAACCAACTACGTCTTTCAAGCATACCAAAAGGTGAAACACCTATTTGTAATATCATCTATAACAAAGATGGTTACACTATGCACTGCAAAGACTATAGAGAATATCAAGAATGGTTGGAAAACCGTAATGAGACTCGCTATGTTGAAACGCAAGAACATGGTCAACGCATCGATGGTAAGAATATGATGCATTGTATTCGACTTATTAGAATGGCCCAAGAGATTGGTAGAGGTGAAGGTATTAATGTTCGTAGAGAAGATGCTCAAGAGTTACTTGCAATTAGACGTGGTGAAGTTGATTTGGAAAATTTAATAGCAATGGCTGACCAGGCTATTGAAGAAATGGATAGTATATTTGATAATTCAGATTTACCTAAAAAGGTTGATTCAAGATTAGTAGATGGGTTGTTAATTCATATTAGACGGGAATTCTATAATTTAGAAGATAGTACTACCTTATATAAAAGGATTCCCACTATCGATTAAACATTGGAATGTATCATGCGCTTTTTGACAATCAGATATGAAATTAGTAATATCATTGTCATTAAGCGCAAACCATTCACCAACTAATCGCTTTGAATTGTATTTTCTATGCAACCACTTCTCAACTTTGTTTGAAAATCTAGTTTCAAAAGTATTAACTATAATTATTTCAGAACCATTACCAGTTTGTAAATCACTTTTTCGTTTATTAGTTACGTTTTTTGTGACACCAATTTTAAATTGTGTCCATTCTTCATTTGCTAGTAAATATACCTTATCCATTGGGTAAATTATAATCAAATTTGGTTAAATTGTAAATAAAAAAAATATTTTTACATAAAAACTTGACAAATTAAAAAACTTTTAGTATATTTGCATATATTTAATTAAAACGATTAAAAAATTAATACGATGAAAACAATTAACAACATTTTGGTACTTAACTTATGTCTACTTTTAGTGGTAGTCAGTTTCGGGCTGTGTTGATAGTTTAATAATAAATAAACAATATTCACAACCCGAAGCGATTAGTCACTTCGGGTTTTTTGTTTAATGCTGGGATGGTCGAGTGGCTTTAGGCAGTGGATTGCAAATCCACATACGGGGGTTCAAATCCCTCTCCCAGCTCAAAAAGATAGATTATGGAAAGAAAAGATAATGAGGGGAAAGTAGTATTAACGGGAACATATAAAGGGTCATATGAAAATTTTAGACATGTTAGAGCTGATAAAAATAATAAGATTAGTTTAAATACTATAAAGTTACTCTTTAAACGAAGAAAAAAAAATGGTTATGTTTAATGAAACTGAAATAAAAAAAGACTTATTTAAGTCAAAAGCAATGGCTAAGTTTAGTCACTATATTGCTGGTAACTTGTATTACAACATTGAAGTGTTTGGTGATATATACGAGTTTCCAATTTCAACAGTTGATGTAAAGGTTAGATATCATGTATCAACTTTAGAAGTTGATGCAGAAGTTAAGGAGTCAGATGTGGTCACAACATTGTCTGAAGACCTTGGAACAACTACTTTCTACAGTGAAATGAGAGGCTCCGAGCTTAACAGATGGATTAGTAAAGCCATAAAGAATGAAACATTTATAAAGGTAGGTTAAACCTACCATATACATCCTTAGCTCAGTTGGTTAGAGCATTCGGTTTACATCCGAAGGGTCGTAGGTTCGAATCCTACAGGGTGTACTAGCGGTTAGCACTATACGATATGGATGGGTAGGAAGTGCAAAATGGTCCGATGGTGAAATTGGTATACACGCTGTGTTTAAGCCGCAGTTCTTCGGAGTGAGGGTTCGAGTCCCTCTCGGACTACCATAGATTGAATGATGGAATTGATAGACATGCCTCGATAACCTGGGGTGGTAGCATTAGAGGTCTAACAAAGGCTACTGTGTAGGTTTGAGACCTACTTCAATCTTAAATGCGGATATGGGGGAATTGGTAGACCCGCACGGCTTAGACCCGTGTTCTGAAATATGATTGTCGGTTCGAGTCCGACTATCCGTACAATATGGTCAGCAAGGTGTTGACCATTTTTATTTTTAGTATATATTTATTAATATGAAAAAATTACTATTACTAGCAATAATACTAGCATCTTGTGCTACAAAGAAAACATCATGTGATGCTTATGGTTTAAATAATCAAAAAAATAATCAAATAAATTTGGATAGTACAAAAATAGTTATTATATTTGATAAAGTTTAAATATTTATAATATGATAGCAATTACACTTTTAGGGTTTGTTCTAGTAACATTAATCACTAGAATTATTGAGTTTAGGTTATTTATGAAAAATTTATCTAAACTTTGTTACAAATATGATTGGAAATATGTCAATAAACACCCAATGTGTTTATTGGATATAATGGAAAATAGAAAAAGTTATTATGTGACTAGTGAATGGTCAGCTTATAATTTCTTATTTCTAAATGGACCAAGACCATTAAGTATGTTTCTATCATTTAAAAAATTGACAATTGAATGTCAATACAATAAAGAAGTAATTGATAGATTAAAAGAATATGAGATTAAGTGAGATTTATATAAACGAATTTTTTTTAAAAGAATTTTGGAAAAACGTAAGTGAGGATTTAGTAAATGAAGTTGACACTAGTGGTTTAAACACATTATTAAGTAAAGCTGATGAATTAATTTTTAAAAAATTTGGTATAGTACCCAATAATAAATCGTACTTCATTGGTGGGTCAGCTAGATTGTATTTGTACCCCAAATTAAGAGACGCATTTGGATTAAGTGGTACTATTGGTGATTTAGATATAGTGATACCAGATGAGCAACTTTGGATAAATGCTGGACTACAGGAAGAATTAAAAAATGGTGGTATATATAGACCAACATCAGACGGTTCAATTGAAGCTTTTACTATTTGGGACCCATCAAAAGCTGGAGGTTCATATGCTGATGTAAGAGTTAGGTCAACAAATGAAATTTTAGATAGTGCTGAATTAATTGATGGTTACTATTACATGAGTATATCAGATGTTGCTGATTATAAAACAAAATTATCTAGAGATAAAGAACAAGAAGTTGTTAATCTTATAAATCAGTATAAAGAAAGTAATACTGAAAGTAGACAAACTTTTTTAAGACAAATAGTAAACGCTATAGGTATTAATAATGCTAAGGATTTCCTAGGTAAAATAAGAAAATAAAAAAAAGTTTTAAAAAAACTTGACAAATAAAAAAACTTTTAGTATATTTGCATATATTTAATTAGAACACGAATAAAAAAACACAATGAGAACATTAACTAACATATTTGATTTTGCATTTTTTGCAGCCGAGGCGGATGAAAGCTTGGGAAGGTCAACTATTGTCATAAGTTAACGTAATTGTTTAACATAATTGATAAAAGCTCTGACCTAAAAATCAGAGCTTTTTTTGTTTACATAAAAAATAAAAAAAAAGTATAAAAATATTTGTTTATTTAAAATATTGTTTATATCTTTGTAAAAGTAAAATGGGAATGTAGCTCAGTTGGTAGTAGCACTAGATTGAAGCTCTAGGTGTCGTGGGTTCGAGTCCCACTGTTCCCACCAAATGCTGGTATCGTCTAACGGTTAGGACATATGGTTTTCAACCATAAAATCGGAGTTCGATTCTCCGTATCAGTACTATCAAGCAAGTACTGCAATACTTGCAAGAGAGCCAATGATTGATGATTGCAGTCAGATAAAGTTGGTTTAGTGAGTTCGTCTAATGGTCAGGATGGCCGCAGTGAGCGGTTGATATGGGTTCGAGTCCCATACTCACAACGATGTAGGGTTTTATACTTTTATATTTCCTAGACGCTGAATAGCTGAGAAAGAAAAAGTAACTTTGGATGTGAGGTCAAACGGTTAAGATGTCTGCCTGTCACGCAGTTCGGAGCGGGTTCAACTCCCGTCACGTCCGCCACATAGTTAAAAGATTCTATGATACTATTAAAAATCTTAATTTTGGGGCTATGGTGACAACTGGCTAACACACCGCACTTGCAATGCGGAGATGGGGTATCATACACCCCTAGCTCCACATAACTGGTTATAAGATTCCAGGTAATTACAAAAATCTTATTTGGGGGATTAGCTCAGTTGGTAGAGTAGTAACTATAGTTACCATTGAAGATAGGGTGTTTGAGATTCAGAAGTACAATGAATTAGCCTGATAAATAGATGTGGGGATAACCCCATGGCCACAGGTTCGAGTCCTGTATCCTCCACAACGGTGTTGTTGGCGAGTATTCCGTTCGATTCGGATTTGGTCTTGGTGGCTGTGTGGTTCGAGTCCACGTTAAATAATAGGTAACACAATAGGAGGCATCCGCTCATGGGTTCGAGTCCCTTAACATCGACAAATTGGGATATAGTTTAATTGGTTAGAACGCCACCTAGACGGGTGGAAACACGGGGTTCGAAACCCCTTATCTCAACTAAAATCAAAAAAAATTAAAAAATATTTGTTTAATTGAAATATTATACATATCTTTGTCAGGTAATTAAAAATATTATTAACGAAAAAAAGAAAAAAAATGGGATTAAAAGATTTGTTCTTTATTAACAATGAGGAAGAAAAAAAACCAGAAACTGTTGCACCTATCGTAACAGAAGCAGTTAAGTTTCCAGGGGTAAACGAAACTTCGAATATGATACCACCCACTACATTTCCAAATGTAACACCAACAGTTGCATCTATTAATAACCCTTCATGTCAACCACATTTAGAAAAAATCATTCAGTTATATGAATCTGGTTTTGATGGTTTGAATCAAGCTGGTTATGATTTCTATGAATTCTATAAAGCTGTGGTTAGTGGTGGTATTGATAATCCACAAGTTTATGCTATGGCCTTAAGTATGGGTAAAGCTATGGATGGTAATGTATCTAAAGAATCATTATTATCTCAATCTCAATACTATTTTGATGAGATTATGAAAGTTCATAAAAGTTACGTTGATAACGGTACAACTAAGAAAAATCAGTTGTTAAGTACTAAAGAAAACGAAAGAAGTCAATTGTCTAGTGAACTTGATGGTTTGAAAATGCAAATGGAAGCAATCAGCAATCAAATTGTATCAAAACAATCATCACTTTCAGAAATTGATAATAAATATGCAAACGAATTAACTGAAGTAGATTGCAAATTAATGGCTAATGATGTAGCTAAAGATAAAATACTGTCATCAATTAACGCAGTAAAACAAGGTTTAACTAATAATTTAAAGTAAAAATGGAAACACAAAACACGTACATGAATCTCCCTATTATGAAACACTTCTCTGAAGGTGAGATTTCAAACAAAATCGACAAGTTCAGAAAAGGTGAAAAAGGATTATTCTGGTTCTTGAAATTAGGAGCATTAATCGGATTGGGGTATTTAACATGGGTATATGTATTACCACCATTGTTCTTAGCTATTGGTCAATTTTTAGCAGTTGCTGCAACTGGAATACTATTGGTTGGTTTAGTGATTGCTATGCCAGTTATATTGAAAGGTATTCGAGTTTTAACACGAAACTTACATAAGGCAATTATAAAACATGACCCTTTTATGGAGTTGGAAAAACAAAGACAATTAATGATTGCTAATCAGCAAAATTTTAGATTATCTAAAGGTAAAATTTCAAATCTTAGACAAGATATGGAAGTTGAAGCTGATAAATCGGAGAAAGATGCTAAAGAAATGCAAAACCGTATTATTTCATTACAAAGTAAAGCTCAGAAATTAAAAGCTGAATTAGATGAAATGGTTGCTAAGGATGGTGCGGCTGCTAGAGGTTCTGACGACTATGTAAATGGTAACGCTGAATTGATGAAGTTACTATCTGAAGCGCAACGTGTAGGTCACCAAATGGTACAATCTAAAGATTTTGTTACTAAATATGGTACAAGAGCCAATATCATGAAGAAATTCGGTCAAAAATTGATAATGGTTGAGACAAGTATGGATATTAAAGTATTAGACTTTGATGCAACAATTGAAATCTTGAAGAAAGATTATGCATTTGCTCAAAAATCTAGAGAAGCTACAGAAAGTGCAAAATCAGCAATGTTGTTTACTAAGAGCTGGGAACTTGATTACGCATTAGATGTTGTAACAAGTACAATTGCTGAAGATATTGCAATCACAGCTGGTAACTTAAATGATATTGATACTTTAACAAGTAAATATTCATTGGATAGTGATGAACTATATACAAATCTAGATACATTAGCTAATCAAATTAGAATCGGTACTGAAACTGTACCTTCAGCTAAAGCTTATAACAACCCAGAATACAAATTAACGGGTGATGATAAGTTGAAAAGTGGTGGATTTGGTGAATTATTTTAATTAATCAAAAAAAAATCAAAAAAGATTTGGATAATTGAAAAGTTATCCTTATCTTTGTAAGGTAAAATTTAAAAACAATTATTAATAACAAAAAAAGAAAAAAAATGGGAAAAATTTTTAACAGAAAAAATCCAAATCAAGGTTTGACTACAGGATTTGAAATTTTTATTTTAGCGGCTGGTTTAGCCATCGTTTTAACTGGTGTGTATTTCTTAGCACCTGGACTTCGTGTAGATGAATCTAAAACACTAGACGGAATGGAATTGAGTGATGATAATATCGATAACAGTATGAGAAGTACTTTGATTGATTTACCATCTGATGAGTTATCAAGTGAAATGTCTGATAAATCAGTAGTACGAATTGCTGGATACGCTTGGAATGGCCAATCTGGTATCATCGTAGCAAATGGTGGTCCAAAAACAACTGAAGGTTCCCTTATGGAGGCAAACGGTGTTAATTTGGAAATCATCAGACAAGACTGGGTTACCGAATTAAAGAATATGCAGTTGAAGTTTATTGAGGAAATGGACCGTGGTGTTGAATATCCTAAATCTAATAAATCAGCTTATGGTGTTATTATAATGGGTGATGGTGCACCATATTACATCTCTACTATGCAATCAGCATTAGATGATAAATTTGGTGAAGGTAAATATCACGTAGAAGTGCAAGGTTGTTTCGGTATGTCAGATGGTGAAGATAAATTAATCGGACCTAAAGAATGGAAAACAGACCCACAATCAATGAAAGGTGCTCTTATCTCAACTGTTATTGGTGATGGTGACTGGGTAACTTCATTAAACTACGTTTTTGCTAATGGATTGAAAGTTAATCCTGATGTAACAACATATGACCCTGAAGCTGTAAACTTTTACCCATCTGAAGATGATGACTATATTAACTCTGCAAAAGAATTAATCAAATCTCAAAAGAATGGTTTCACTGTTGAATTGAAAGAAGTTAAAGACGGTAAATTGACTGGTAAGACAATCAATAAGAAAATTGATGGTTGTGCTACATGGACACCTGGTGATAAGGTTGTATTTGATGCATTGACTGGATTTACTGATGTTGTATCAACACATGAATTTAGAAATCAAATGGCAACTACTTTAATCGGTGTTAAAGAATGGGCGGCAAAACACCCTAAAATCGTAAGTAATATCCTTAAATCAGCATTGACCGCATCTAACCAAATGAAACAATATGATTCATGGAGAGTAAAAGCATCTGAATGTGTTGCAAAGACATTTGATATGGAAACACCTGAATACTGGTACACAATGTTCAAAGGTACGAAAGGTAATAAAAACGGACTTGTATACAACATGGGTGGGTCAAGAGTACTTAACTATGGTGATGCTATGCAATACTACGGTATCAGTGATGGTATCAATCGTTATGAGTCAGTATATAACCAAGTATCAACGTACTTAAGTGAATTGAATCCTTACGGATTTATGCAATCAGTTGATAGAATTGTACCTTACGATGAAGCTGTAAACTTACGTTACTTGAAAAACATTGATGATATTGATGTAGGTATGGTCGAAAAATCTGATTACTCAAAAAACAAAACACACGTTATGGCTAGTGGTAACTGGAATATTAACTTTGCAACTGGAAGTACTACAATTCAACAAGTATCAAATAAAGATTTAGAGAAAATCTATAACTTGTTAATGCAAGCGGAAGATTCTAAATTAAGAATTGTGGGTCACACTGATAACGTTGGTAACCCATCAAGCAACATGACCTTATCTAAAGGTAGAGCAAATGCGGTAGTTGAATACCTTGAAAATCGTGGAATTCCCAAATCACGTATCCAAGAGGTAGATGGTAAAGGTGATTCTAGACCAGTTGCTGATAACTCAACGGCGCAAGGTAAAGCCAAGAATAGACGAGTAGAAATCACATTACTACAGTAATCTGAAAATTAAACATTAAAATGGGGTAAATCTAAGGTTTACCCCATTTTTTAACCTTAAAAAAAACAAAATGAAAAATTTATTATTAGTATTATCATTATTGGTGTCATTAACATCATTCAATCAAATTAAATTAGGGACTACAACTGACTTTGATAATTCAGAATTAAAGGGTTCTGACTCAGCTAAAGTTTGTTATTACTTATCAGCTGGTATCTCAATTTCAAACACTGGTTCATCAACATTTGGTAAAACATCTTACCCATCAATTGAATTTGGTGGTATGTATGACAACTTTGGTTTAGGTTTAGTTGCTGGTAGAGGTAATTTAGATTTCCATGGTGATGCAATTCAAAACTACTGGTATGAAGTTAAAACATCATTTAATCAACCAATTGGACCAATTAGTGTCTATGGTATATTTGGTATTGGTAATTATATTTCAACAAAACAATTATTCATTGAATATGGTGTTGGGATGTCAGTAAGTATCAAAAAATACGGTATTTTTATTCAATCAAGCAACTGGGATGGTATTGATTATATCAGTACAGGACTTACTTACAATTTCTAATCAGTATGAATATTTTTAAACCTTTCGAGAATATAACCCAAAAAACTAAACTTTTTATAGGATTAGGTTGGTTGTTAACCATTATAACACTTTGGGTTTTATCTAGTCTTGGGACTACACATATGTTCCCAACACCAGGTCAAGTATTTAGTGGTGTATCTGAACTTTATAAAGAGGGATTAATTGTTCACATATTTAGTTCATTAGCACTATGTGGTAAAGCTGTATTAATTGCAATATCAATATCCTTGGTATTTGCGTATCTATCAACACTACCAGTAATATCACCGATATCTAATATTTTAAGTAAATTTAGATACCTACCTTTAACTGGAATTTCATTTTACATATCAATATTATTAACTGATGGTAGAGCAATTCAAGTTTGGGTGTTGGTAACATTTATGACAACTTATTTAACAACATCATTATTAGCAATGCTAAAAGATATCCCACAAGAGGATTTTGACCACGCTAGAGCACTTGGTTGCAATAGATGGGAGATTCTATGGGAAGTTGTAATTAAAGGTCGTGTGGACTACGTTATTGAAGTAGTTAGACAAAATCTAGCAATTGTGTGGATGATGTTAGTAACGGTTGAATCAATATTAGCGGCTGCTGGTGGTTTAGGATTTCTTATTAAAAATTCTGATAAGTTCATGAATCATGGTCGAATCATTGCATTGCAGTTAATCATCTTGTTAGTTGGTCTATTTATGGACTTCACATTAACATTCATCAGAAAACGTTTATTCAGATATTCAAAAATCTAATTATGAAATACGAAATTAAAGAAACAATTTTATGTCTTGACAACATTAGTGTTGCATATGATGGTAAAACAATTATTAAAGATATTAATATTACTGAACACGATGTTATTTCGGAAGGTTCTGTAGTTGGTCAGACAATCGCAGTAGTTGGTCGTTCTGGTAGAGGTAAATCAACATTATTCAAAGCTTTGACTGGTTTGATTAAACCAACAACTGGTAGAGTATTGATTACTGATATAAGTAGTGTCAATAAAGATGATGCTAAATTGGTTGGTGAAGGTGATGTTGGGTTTGTTGACCAAAAGTATACATTGTTCAGACACAAAACAATCACACAAATCTGTAATTATGCCTTAAGAAAGAAAGGTATTACTAAAGATGAGAAATCAACACTGATTGATAAGTATCTAACTGATTGGGGATTATTTGAACATAAGGATAAATACCCATGTGAATTATCTGGTGGTCAAAGACAAAGAACTGCGATTATTGAACAACTGTTATCATCAGGTCATTTTATGGTATTTGATGAACCGTTCAGTGGTTTAGATGTTGGTAATATTGAGAATGTTAAATCAGCATTCAAATTAATACAAGAAAGTCATGAGTTGAACACCATCATATTTTCAACACACGATATAAATTTGGCGGTTGAATTAGCTGATAGTATCTACATAATAGGACACAAAGATGGTGTTAAAGATTATAGCACAGTAGTTAAACACTATGATTTAAAGGAAATGGGATTAGCTTGGGAGAAATTTGGTCCACAACATTTAGATATAGTTAATGAAATAAAACAACTTTTAATAAATTCATAATATGACAATATTTATCATCCTTATATTTTTCTATATAATCATGAATGGTCCAGATAATAGAGGATAATTTTTTAGAGTGGAATTGTTGTGATTTATTACATCGTTGGTACCCACAGGTTCGAGTCCTGTTTCCACTTTAAAAAAAAATCATTTTTTATTTGTTTAAATGAAATATTATAGGTATATTTGTAAAAACAAAAAAAATATAAACATTTAAAATTTAGTAATGAGAAAATTAGCTTTAATACCATTTTTAATTTGGGCTTACGTTTTAATAGCTTGGATTGTAAACATCGTGAAATTATTAAATTGTGACTTTGAAGGTCCAGTTTGGAAAGAGGAAATAATTCACGCTATTGGTTTAGTACCAGGAGTATCTATGATAACTTGTTGGTATTAAAAAATAACTTAAATAAACCAAAACCGCTATATATTTATATGTAGCGGTTTTTATAATATTAAAAAATTAAAACAATTATGGACAGTGACCCCAGTAAACAGAAAAATATCGATAATAATGCTAATGCTAGGAATGTTCTTCAATCCGATGGGTTTCGATATACTATTTTACATGATATTTCAACTAACAGGTTCTTATGGAATTACCACATTTATTTTTTACCTATTATCAGCATTTTGCTTTGGTCTTTATTTTCACTTTTCTAAGGTAAACCCTATTAAACACCTAATTAAAAAAGTTAAGAAAAATTAATACCTGACTAATTGTCAGTTAAGATTTTTTAAAAATAGATATTTAATGACTAAATGTCACTAAATATTATTTGGCATTTTACTTGACAATATAAATTATAATAAATCAATAAATAAAAAATAGTTATGTTTGATAATTTTGACGAATCCTTTAATAATGGGAATAAGAAAAATGAGAAATTACAAAAATTCATTAAAACTTTAATGAATATGAGAGAATCATTAAAAAATGATGATGAAAGTGAATTAGGTGAACCTAAATCGGTATCTAGATATGAAGATGGTGGTTACACATTTGAAAGAACTGAATGGGAAAATGAACATGGTACTATAGTTAAAATTGAAATGGTGGGTTCACCACTTGAAACTTCTGGTGTCAAAAAAGAATTACCATTACAAAAACAACTTGAGTTAGCCGTTACTGAAGAAAGATATGAAGATGCAGCTAGAATTAGAGATGATATTAATAAAAAAACTTTTATTACTGATTTAACTGATAATCAAGATGTTAAACCAAATAATGAGTGGAATTTTTAAAAAATATTAAAATATTTTCATAAAGTAGTTGACAAATCAAAAAATAGTTACTATCTTTGTAAAACAAATAAGAAAACGTTCTTTAATTTATTATAAAACATTTATCCAAAAAAATGAGTTCTGCAACCAAACAGACAAACTACATGAGATATTAATTGGTAAGGAAAAATGGTACTTGTATCATTGGAACTACGGAATTAATAAAGATGGTAAGACTTCCATATAAAAAAAAGGTTAAACGTCAGACCACCCCAACAGGTGCAAGTAGGATGCAGTCGAATAACAGTAGACTCTCGCCAAAGCAAAGCCGAAGACGTAAAATGGGTTAATCCGCTGGGATGAAAAACACAAAAAATCATTTTGGGATAAAGATATTACGAGACAGGGTTACACTGCCATAACAACCTTGCGGTGAATAAACTATTTAATCGCCGCATATTTAAGGTGAATAAGGTAATTATTAAATCTGGACAGTCTCAAAAAATTAGCATAAGAATCAGTTCAGCAAATTCAAAAATTCGTTTATGAAAAAAAAGATGATTCTGGCTAACATTATTTACCATTAGCACAAAGTAAGTGCACTATTCCGTTTGGGAGTGGAGATGAGGGTTGAAGTCCCTTATGGTGAACATATTGCGGTTTGGTGTAATTGGTAGCACAAGGGGCTCATAACCCCATAGCCAGGTTCGAGTCCTGAATCCGCTTCTAAAAAATAATTACCATGGGTCCCTGAGCAATCAAACCTGTGGGTTAAAAAAAATAATTTAAAAAAAAGTTGCATATATTATAAACTTTTAGTATATTTGCATATATTTAATAGAAACAGTAAAAAATAATTAAAAAAAATAAAATGAGAACAACAGGTACGACATATCAACCGAAACAGTATACGCAAGGCGGGAAGCCTAGTGTGACGGGTGTGTCATATCAAGTTGGTAGTGAGGAAATCATTTAATCATTAAAACAACAAGATATTTAAAACCCGAATCGCTAATTGCAGTTCGGGTTTTTTTATGTCCATAATTTTATAAACGGGACAAAAAATAAAGTTTATATGTTCTTTGACATGTTGGGTAATTAAGTTATACATAAACTCTAGTAGGAATGTAATTTATAGGGATGTGGACTAATTGGCTAAGTCACTACGTTTGGGACGTAGGCATCATCAGAGTTCGAGTCTCTGTATCCCTACGAACAGTTATAGTTGTACGTAAACTGCTGTAGAGATAGGAACGTAATTTAACGAGTAGTATAGGAGCGGTTTATCTAGCGGCATTTGGAATGCCGAGCACGCTGGTTCGAATCCAGCCTATTCGACAACGAGATTTCGTCTATTGTTTAAGACCACACTCATGGGGGGTGTTGAATGGTAGGTTAAATTCCTCCAATCTCGACTGATATGGTTTCCATAAGCCATTAAAAAAATAAGTTATGGGAAGTTATTGTCCGATAGACAAACTGGCAAAGTCACTCCCCTTTGAAGGGAGAATCTGGGGGTTCGAAGCCCTCTCGGATAACAAAGGATGGTTACAGCAATATATACTATCAAACTTTTAATTTGGAACAGTGTACCATCCTGTATTTCGGAGTGTTGAGCAATTGGCTGGCTCGCTTGACTGTAAATCAAGTCCTAACGGCATGGGGGTTCGAATCCCTCCGCTCCGACTCGCTAGGGTAAATTTTAGATTTTTGACTTGTACTTGGCTTTTCAAGGGGGAAATAAAAATCATTTTGCACTCTAAGCATACTCGGTGATGCACTGGTCTTGTAAATCAGATAACTCAGTTCGATTCTGGGAGAGTGCTCAATAAGTAGGATATACGTGCAGCAATGTATGGATTACGCCTTATGGGTTAATTACCCGTTGATGATTGGATATAAATGAGAGGTTCCAGTTAAGTCCTACTGACGTTATTAAATGCGGGTGTAGCTCAATTGATTAGAGCACTAGCCTTCCAAGCTGGGGGTTGTGGGTTTGAGTCCCACCACCCGCTCCACGGGCTGTTATATTTTAAGCTCTTATGATAGAGGTAAAAAATAGAATGCGGGCGTAGCACAACGGTTAGTGCATCGGTTTACCAAATCGAGGATGCCAGTTCGATTCTGGCCGTCTGCTCACATGGGGTTGCTTGCGGTGAGGTGAACCGACCCGCCACGATAAGGCGGTGCTATAGCAGCTAAGGTCAAAAAGTGAATATGAGGCGTTGGTCGACAAACAAATCATTGAAGCGAAGTAGATAGGGTAACCTAGGTTCGATTCCCCCCAGCCCCACTAAAATAATAAATTATGAGTTCAACAATAAAAATACCATTATTGGGTATGGAAACAAATGTTTCAAAAGATACCTCAATTGAGGAAATAATTGAAGCTGTTACTGAAGCAACTATAGTATTTTGCATTGCTTCAACTAAATATGGTATGGGTATAGAAAATGAACTCATTGCTATTGAAAAAGATAATATAAAACAATAAAATTAAAAATTATGAAAAACTTAACAATCATTTCAAAAAAGAAGAAGAAACGTTAGGGCACTCGGCTGTAAAAGTTACGAGTGTCATAAGAAGAAATATGCGCTCGTAACTCAGTTGGTAGAGTAGTAAACTTTTAATTTACGAGTCACAGGTTCAAACCCTGTCGGGCGCACCAGATAGTTGTTTTTTGTACTTAACGACATATTTATTATAAAACAATAGATATGTCAAGAAAGGAAAAGAAGTACCACTTCATTTACAAAACAACTAACTTACTTAGTGGTAAGTATTATTTAGGAATGCATTCAACAGATAACTTGAATGACGGTTACATGGGTTCTGGAAAGAGACTTAGGTACTCGATTAACAAGTATGGTAAAGAAAACCATAAAGTCGAAATACTTGAGTTTGTTGATAGTAGACCCGAACTTAAAGCTAGAGAAGCCGAAATTGTTAATCTTAATGAGATTGCTAAAGAAGACTGTATGAACCTTAAAGTTGGTGGGTATGGTGGTTTCACGAATGAAATTCAACAAATGGGTTCAAAAGCAACCAATGAGTTGATGAAGACTCTTAGAGAAAATGACCCAGAATGGGTTAATAGAGTTAGTGAAAACATAAGCAATTCACTTAAAACGCAATACCAAAATGGTAAAAGAAAGGTAACTGGTGATTTAAGTTTTAAAGATAGAACCCATTCCAAAGAGAGTAAGTGTAAAATGAGTGAAAAAGCTAAACAAAGAACTGGCAAAGCTAACTCACAATTTGGAACTTGCTGGATTACTAATGCTAAGGAAGTAAAGAAAATTAAAAAGGAAGACCTTGATTTTTATCTTAAAAATGGATGGAAAATAGGTAGGAAATTTTAATTATGCGCCTGAAGCTCATGTGGACGGGCTTCCCGCTTTTAACGGGAAGGTAGAGGGTTCAAGGCCCTCCAGGCGCACTAAATTGAATGTGTATCCGTAGCTAGGCGAACGGTCCAGACTCTTAATCTGGTGAGTTAATTCTCCAACGTGGGTTCGATTCCCACCACATTCACTAACCCAACATTATTATGGAAAATTTAACAGTATTATTTTTGCACACCCAACATCGTGCACAGTCACATCAATTTATTGTTGGTGATGATGGTTTAGTGGATTACCATTCAAATAGAATTAGACCTATAGAATGTTTTGAATTATTCTTAGTTGATTACCCAATGTTTAATGTAATAAGGGCTGAAGTATGTCAAAGAATATCTACCCCAGATGGTCCAAAGGAATACAAGTGGGTAAACATTGAGAGATATAAAGGTGGTTAATTATCTTCCTTGACCTTTATTTAATTTTTTATAACGTTTAGAACTTTTAAGTTTAGAATACTTAGAAGTTGAATGAATACCTGGTCTCTTTTTAGTAACCTTTCTTAATGAAGATGATGCGTTACTAGATTTAGTTGCTTTTGCCATAACTATAATTTTACAAATAAATATATAAGACAAATATTAAATATGATATTTATAATAAAATATTAATCAACTGAAGGGTTGATTTTTTGTTTTTTTAATTGTATATTTGTAATTATGAAAAACATAATATTTTTAGATTACGATTCAGATAGGGATGGTAATGAAATAAGAATTGGTAAACCAAACCAAGAAGCACCAACAGATAAAGTAATTGAGGTGGAAATGTTAAATTTAGATGTTGATTTATTAACAGATGGTTTAATTAAATTAATTGGTGAAGCCCATAAATTAGGTTTTTGGGATAAATCGGTGATATTAGATAATGTCATTGGTAAATTATTAAAAGAAAAGTATGACAAATCAGGAGAAAGCAGTGATGTATGAGGCAATCGTTTCAGAAGGAGACAGATTGAACAGAGAAAAATCTAAATTAAAAGCTGAAAACGCTGGAATAAACATGTCAAAAGAGACTGAAATGTCAATTGCGGATATTGATAAAAGATTGTTTATTTTAGAAACTAGATTGAATGAACTAGTTAGATAATGGCAAAAAAACGAGTTAAAGTTCAAGCTGAGCTCATTCAACCTATTGAAGAGCAACCAAAACTTAGACCTGTTGTTAAACAAACAACTAAAAAAATTGAAGCTGAAATTAAACCTATTGAAAAGAAAATTGATGAAAGAAAATCAACAACTGACAATAGGTTTGAAAGGCACAAAGCTTTTGGTGATTTAGTAAAAAGGGGTGAGATAACTGAAAAAGTTAAACAAGGGTTACTTAAATGGATGTTTTACGGTATTGATAATGATAATGGGTATCAATACTATTTAAAAATTAAAAAATAGTTATATGGGATTACAATCACAAATCAGTGCAGATTTAGTTACTGCAATGAAAGCGAAAGACACAATTACATTAAAAGTCTTAAGAGTATTAAAAGGTGAAATCCAAAGGGGTGAGCAATCTTCAAATGGTAAGATTGAATTATCAGATGCGGATATTGTTAAATTAGTTAAAAAATCAATTGATGGTATTATTGAAACAGGTGGTGACCAATTAGAAGTTGCTGTACTTGAAAAGTATATGCCAAGTCAAATGACTTTGGATGATATGTACTTTCAATTTTCATTACTTAGAAGTTTACAAGGGTATAACTCACCAAAAGATATGGGTAAAATTATGGCATATTTTAATCAAAATTTTGCTGGTCAATATGATGGTAAAGTATTATCTCAAATGGTTAAAGACTTACTAACAAATACTGATTCTATTGTGTAATGGATAGTAACGAAAGATTAATTGAAGATATTAAAAATCTTATAAAGTTCTATGAGGGGATACCACAAAGTACCCCTCAATTAGAATTATATGTTAAAAAACTTCATCAACAACTTGATGAGCTAACAAACGAAGAAAATAATCAATAATGAGTAAATCTGTTTTAGTTGCAGTTGCAAACGAGGGTCAACAAAATATGCCACTAGCTGTTGTGGAAAAATGGGACCCAGAAAAATTATCATTCTTTGGTGAAACTGTTTTCTTTAAAGTGAGTGATAGTTACTTTTCTATGAAAAAATTAGATTTTTGTAATATTTTTCAAGAAAAGTGTGCTTTTATAAAATATAAATAATATATTTGCAGTATGGCATTAATAAAATTTGAATTAAAAGAAGACCACATTAAGCTTATAAAGCATTTAAAATGGTCAATGACTACAGATAATCAGATATTATCTAGGGGTAATGATAATGAAGAACATGGTGATTCACCATTCGGTGGTGATGATTTATTTGAAGATATGAATACTATATTAAATGGTAAACCAGAGAACTTCGACCCATTAAATGATGAAAATATTATACTAACGGAATCTCAAATAGTTGATATGCAAATATTATTTGATGAATTACCAACAGCATTAGATATTATATTATACACAACTAAATTTGAACCTGGTCACTATAAATCTAAATGGTATGATAGAAACTGGATTAAATTTGAACCAAAAGTGAAATTAGTATGAGTGAATTTAAAGATGCTTACATTATTGTTAAAGTTTTAACAAAAAAAGGTGGAAAACCGCAACACATATTCTTAGTGAATAGTCATAATGAGATATTAGAATTTGATACTGAGTTGGAGGCACAAAGTGTTGCTGATTTATTTGAGAATAATTCTGAGAATGGTTGGGTATATTACGTAAAAAAAGTTTAAATATGAATCGAACACATTTTAATTTAAAAAGGGTACCATTTAATAAAATTTGGTTTACATCTGACACGCACTTCAACCATTCCAATATCATCAAATATTGTAAAAGACCATTTGAAGATGTTGAAGAGATGAATCAAATTTTGATTGATAACTGGAATATGGTGGTAGCTGAAGATGATTTGATTATTTGCTGCGGTGATTTCTCACTTGGTAATTCAAATAATGCTATTCAAATATTAAATAGGTTAAATGGTTATAAAATATTAATTAAGGGTAATCATGAGAAATCTGTATTAGGTAGTAAGGGAGCTAAAGAATATTTTGATGGTGGTATTTATGATTTATTAGAAATTACGATAATAGATGAGGAAGTATCAGACGGTTTTCAAGATATTATATTATGTCATTACCCAATGATTGTTTGGGATAAGTCACATAGAGGTTCATGGCAACTATTTGGACATGTTCATGGTATGTTAGATGGTGACAAAAGATTATCACCAAATCAAATGGATGTTGGTGTTGATTCAAATGGTTTTAGACCAATATCATACCAAGAAGTGAAAGAAATTATTACTATACAAAATTTAGATAGAATTAAAAATGCGAAATAAAAATAAAGACCCATATGTCGCTGAAATATCATCGATTCAAAGATTAGTTAAAGAATGGGTTAACCATAAATCATTAATCATAGCATATGATTATGATAATACAGTATTTGATTACCATAATCTTGGATATGAGTTTGATTTTGTTATTGATTTATTGAGAGAATCTAAAAAATATGGTGCTAAATTTATAGTATATAGTTGCTCACCAGTCAGTAGATATGTTGAAATGGGTGAATATTTAAATTCAAAAAATATACCATTTGATACAATAAATGAAAATATAATTGAATTACATGGTGGCAGTGGTAAATTATTTTATAATATATTCTTAGATGATAGAGCTGGACTCAAATCAGCGTGTTCAATATTAAGTGCAACACTAAGTGTTATTAAAAGAAATCCACAAACAGAAGAAGAAGCTTGTGAAATGTTAAAAGACATATATGGTTCGAGAATTACTTGTTAATAACAAAACTGATATTTTTGAAATCATAGATGGTTGTAAAAATAAAGATAAATCTTACCAATCGGCATTATATATAAAATACTATTATACTGTTTTAAATGTTTGTAAAAAATACATTAAGAATTTACATGAAGCTGAAGACTTAACGCAAGATATATTCTTAAAGGTGATGGATAAGGTAGACACATTTAAAGGTAAATCACCAGCACAATTTTCCGCATGGGTTAAGATGGTTAGTAAAAATAGTGTTATAGATTCTATACGAAAAAGGCGAGATACCACTGATATTTCTGAAGATAAATTGAATAACCTCAATTCATATTTTATAAATACAGATGTAATTGATAATTTTGGTGAAGTTATGTCTAATGATATAAATGTTGCGATATCAAATCTAAGTCCAAAATACAAAAAAGTATTCCAATTATACTATATTGAAAATTATAGTCACAATGAAATTGCTGATGAGCTCGGTATTAATGTTAGTACATCAAAAACTAACTTACTTAAAGCTAAATTAAAGCTTTCTAAACTACTTCAGCATTATAACAATAGTTTTAATTAAAAATTATGAAATTTAAAAATTTAACTGAAAGTCAAAAAGACCGTATACGTGAAGTTTACAATGACAAAGACTCCAAATCATGGGAAAAACGAGCAGCAATGCTTGGTGATGAATTCGGTGTTAGTGAACGAACAATACGTAAATGGTGTTCTGAAAGATTATCATTAAAAGAAAAGGTTGATATTGAACCAGAACAGTATGTAAAAGCCAAAGCTAGAGTACATGATGAAAACAAAAAAAGATTTATAATTACATCTGCACAATCAGCAACACCTGTTAATAAACATTTTATAAAAAATATTGAGGCGTATGCTGAACATATAAATGCTGAAATATTGGTAATACCTTTTAGATATAAGAACCCAACGAGTGTGTTTAATAGTGAGCAGCAAGAAGGTGAATGGTGGGATGATAGTATTGTAAAATACTTAACATTAAATAGACACAATTTAAACAATGGTATTTCAGTGTTATCAGATGTTCCTATTCAACCAACAGCTTCAAATCCATTATTAGGTTTAGAGGGTATGACTGGTCAACATTCATGTGTTGTTGGGCACCCTAGAATGGAATTGAAAACGATTCCAGTCATGGAAGGTTGTATACCTAAAATAATGTTTACCACTGGAGCATGTACCAAAAAAAATTACACACATTCTAAGTCTGGTAAAAAAGGTGAGTTTCACCATTCAATTGGTTTTGTAATTGTTGAGATTAAAGATGAAGATGTTTTTTTCTTTAGACAAGTTAGTGCTAACGAAAAAACTGGTGAATTTATTGATTTATTTTTCAATGTAAATAATGGTCAAATAAAACAAGAAGACACTGTTGAAGCTTGTGCTATGGGTGATATTCACGTTGCACATGTAGATAAAGAGGTTATTGATGTAACACTTAATAATTTATTTGTGAAATTAAAACCAAAAAAACTATTTATCCATGATATTATGGATTCGGAATCAATTAGTCACCATAATCTTAAAAATCCATTTAAACAACATGAGATGGAGATTAATGGTAGAAACTCTTTGTTTAATGAGGTATATGAAATGTTAAATTGGTTGGAGAAGATAGAAAAGTATAACGTTTATATTGTTAAAAGTAATCATGATACACACATTGACCAATTTTTAATCAATACTGATTGGCGTAAAATGCCAACATTTAAGAATGCATTACCATATATGGAATATGCAACAGCAACACTAAAAGGTGAAGCTAAAAATGGTATTGTACCTTACTTAATTAATAAAAGTTTCCCACATTTTAAATGTCTTACTGATGATTGTAACGTTACCGTAAAAGGGTTTTTAATGAGTGTTCATGGTCATATGGGGGCTTCTGGTTCAAGAGGTAGTTTAACACAATATAGTCGTTTATCTACTAAATCAATTACGGGTCACTCACATACTATTGGTAGAATAGGTGGTGCAATAAGTGTTGGTACATCTACACATTTAAGAGTTGGTTATAATAAATCATTTAGTAGTTGGATTCAAGCACATGGGATTGTTAATAGACTTGGTAAATTTCAACATATTATATTTTTTAAAACAAAAGATGGTTTAGAATATACAACACTTGATAAGTAATTGAAAAAGTTTAGTAATTTTGTTATGTAATGCGAAATAAATACAATAAACTCAAATCAAAAATTCAAGAACTTTTGGATAAAGGTGAATTAACTAGCGATGAAATTATTAATGTCTTCATGAAATATGAGGACATTAATATTAAATCTATTGAGAAGTTAAATAAAGAAAGAGTAGTTGAACGAAATAGAATAAAAGGTGCTTTAAGACAAACCATAAATGCTCACGGACCTATTGATATGAAACTAATAGGTAGTGCTACAAAAAGAATTTCTGGTGCACTAATAACAACCATTGAATCAAAAACAAAAATCAAACCAAATTTCAATAGTTTTATTTGGGGGTTAATAGTTGGTTCATTAATAGTATTATTATTGGTAGCTCACAAAAATTAATATTTCTTTGAAAATTAAATATTTATTTGTATATTTGTAAAATGAAAGATAAAATTAGAATGATATTAAGGGAAGGTGTTATTGATGAAACAATCAAACGAATAGCTATATTTGATTTTGATGGTACGTTAATTGATACTGATACACCAGAAAGTGGTAAACCTTTGTGGCAAAAAGAATTTGGGTTTGAATGGCCATTTAAAGGTTGGTGGGGTAGACCTGAAAGTTTGGATAGTAGAATCTATTTTGAGAATAATCCTAAATTAGGTAGTGATATTAATAAAGAACTTGGATTGAGTAAAAATATCTTTGATAATAACCCAATACCAAAAACATTATCAGCCTATAAAGAACAATCTAGCAGACCAGATACTATGGTATTATTATTAACTGGTAGACATGCTGGTGTTGGTAAATTGGTTACTGATATATTAAACAGTAAAGGATTAAAGTTTAATGATTATATCTATAAAACTGGTAATTTAGATACTGCTGATTTTAAAATAGAAGTATTGGATAAATTAGTTAATAACAATCCAATCCTAGAAGAAATTGAAATATGGGAAGATAGAGATGACCATTTACCAGTATTTCAGGATTGGGCCAGTAAACAAAAATTAAAAGTAATTGTTCATCATATAACGGATGCAACAAAGTAAAAAAAAAGGGAGCCAATAGGTTCCCTTTTTAATTTTCGTTTATATTTATCATTAAACGAAAATTGTTATGAGTTTAAAAAAACTGCAAGAAAAAATAGGTGCAACTCCAGATGGTTCATTCGGACCAAACACCTTAAAAAAAGCAATGGAGTACTATAAAATGACACCAGAACGAGCGGCACATTTCTTTGCTCAAACAGCACATGAGACTGGTGAATTCAAATTGTTTAGTGAAAATTTAAATTATTCAGCTAAAGGGTTACAAACCACATTTGGTAAATATTTTCCTGGTAATTTAGAAGAATCTTATGCTAAACAACCAGAAAAAATAGCATCTAGGGTTTATGGTGATAGAATGGGTAATGGTAATGAAGCATCGAAAGAAGGTTGGATATTCCGTGGTAGAGGTGCATTACAATTGACTGGTAAATCAAATTACAAATCATTTTCAGATTATTTAAAAAAACCTGAAATTATGACTAATCCAGATTTAGTTGCTGAAGAATATGCATTTGAATCAGCAATTTATTTCTTTGATAAAAATAAATTATGGGATATCTGTGACAAAGGTATTAATGATACTTCAATATTATCACTCACGAAAAGAATTAATGGTGGTACTAATGGTTTAGAACATAGAAATTCACTAACAAAAAAATATTACGAATGGTTAAAAAAATAAAATATATAAAATGGTATTAAAATTAGGTAGTAAAGGAAAAGAAGTAGCTCAAATTCAAGAGTTCTTAGGGTTAAAAAATGATGGTGATTTTGGAGCTAAAACTGATGCGGCTGTTAAAAAATGGCAAATAGCAAATGGGTTAACAGGTGATGGTGTTGTTGGACCCAAAACGTGGGGTATTATGGGGTTAGCAACAACTGATTTATCTGAAATGATATACACTGGTGGTGATATTATTATTAATAAAAGTTATATGGATAAGGATGAATATTTAGCTGGGCCAGTTTCAAAGGAGTTTTTATTTTTACACCATACAGCTGGAAACCACAACCCATACAGTACAATAAAAAATTGGAATAATGATACTAGGGGTAAAATTGGGACTGAGTTTTGTCTAGGTGGACCTTCTGTTAAAGGTGGTGATACTAAATATGATGGTACGATTGTACAAGCATTCCCTGAAGGTGCGTATGCTTATCATTTAGGTGCAAATGGTTCTGAATACATGCATAAACATTCAGTAGGTATTGAAGTTTGTAACTTCGCTTACATTGTTAATGGTATGACATATGCCAATGTTAAAGCGGCTCCTGAACAAATTGTAACATTAGAAAAAGCATTTAGAGGACACAAAACTTGGCATAGATATTCTGATACGCAGATTATGGAGTTGAAGAAATTAATATTATATATCGCAGATAGAGACAACATTCAAATACATGACGGGTTAATATCAGAAATTAAGAAAAAGGGTGCAGATGGTTTTGAATTTAATTCCGATGCATTCTACGGTAAAGTTAAAGGGATGTGGACACATACGAATACTAGAAAGGATAAATCTGATATGTTCCCACAGCAAGAATTGATAGATATGTTATTATCACTTTAAGTAAAATGAAAAAACCATCTAGTGTGGTTTTTTTCATTTTTAGTTAGTATATTTGTAAAAAAATAAAAATTAATGTTTAAAAAAGGAGATATTGTAACTGGTGAAATTGGTCTTACGGGGTTCGGTTCAGGGTATGTTACAAACCAAGATATAAAAAAGGGTATACATATCAATAAAGGTAGTGTAAACAAAGCATTGCATTTAGATATAGTTAAAGTTGAATTGACCAAAACGGATAATGGTCAATTTGAAGGTAAGGTAATTGAGATTATAGAGCGATTTAAGACTGAGTTCGTTGGTACTATGCAAATATCATTAAAGCATGCTTTTCTAATACCAGATAATAAACGAATGAATATTGATATATTCATCCCATTAAATAAAACAATGGGTGCATCTAATGGTGAAAAGGTTGTTGTGAAAATGACGACTTGGGGTGATAATCAGAAAAACCCTAATGGTGAAGTAATCAGAGTATTAGGTCAATCAGGTAATAATGATGTTGAAATTCATAGTATATTAGAAGAATATAATCTACCATATGAATTTAAACAAAATGTGATTAATGAATCTGAATTAATATCAGATGTTATTTCAGAAAAAGAAATAGCTAAAAGATTAGATATGCGTGACATATTAACTTTTACTATTGATGGTGAAACAGCTAAAGATTTAGATGATGCCTTATCAGTACAATGGGTTGATGGTAATATTGAAGTTGCTGTTCATATTGCGGATGTATCCTATTATGTAAAACCAAATACAGCTATAGATGATGAAGCATATAAACGTGGTACATCGGTTTATTTAGTTGATAGGGTTGTACCAATGTTACCAGAAAAATTAAGTAACAATCTTTGTTCACTTAACCCACATACTGATAAATTAGTTTATTCATTTATATTCACACTTGACCAAAATGCTAAAGTAATTAAAGAAAAGTTTTGTCGTGGTATAATCAATTCAAATTATCGATTAACATATACTGAAGTTCAAAAAGTAATTGAAGGTGGTGATATCTATAATAAAGACTTAAAAAGAGCTATATTAGATTTGAATCGATACGCAAGTAAGATAAGAAAAATTAGAAGTGATAAAAATTCATTAAAATTTAGAGGTTCTGAAGTCAAGTTTGATTTAGATTTAAATGGAAATCCACTTGGTGTTTATTTTACTGAGCAAAAAGAATCGAATTGGTTGATTGAGGAGTTTATGGTTTTAACAAACAGACAAGTTTGTGAATACGTAACAAAAAAAGGTGTTGTAACATTGCATAGAACACATGATGAACCAGACCCAACTAGATTAGAATCACTAAAAACATTTATAGAATTGATTGGTTATAAATTAGACTTATCTGATGATAATAAGATTAAGGATAAACTAAATGGGTTACTTAAGGAAGTTAAAGATACACCAGAAGAAAATATAATTAATAATTTAGTAGTTAGATGTATGACCAAAGCTAATTATCAAACTAAAAATATAGGGCATTATGGTTTAGGTGTTAAGTTTTATATGCATACAACTAGTCCAATCAGAAGATATCCTGATTTAATATTCCATAGAATAATTAGTGGTGTATTGGGTAACGATGGTTACGTTGGGTAATTACCTGTGAATGTTTGAGACTCATCACCTCTTCTAACTATTAATCCTGGATATTTTCTAAACATTTGGCTGCTGGTGCTTTTAATTGCTTCAGCAGCTTGTTTAAATTTACCACGTTTTACTAATTGGATAAATTCACTTTTTCTAAATGTGGTAACACCCATATTATAAATCATTGAAACCATAGCATCATACATAGGTTGAGTTATTTTAGGATTAATACCATCAGCTTTCCATTCATTCAATAACCTATCTAAACCTTCAGCAGCTATTTTAACATCATCTTTTAATAATTGTTCAGCTTGTTCTGGTGTTATGGTTACCTTTTCACCTCTTTTTTTCATTTTTTCATACTCATCGTATGATACTAAGAAATCATAACTACTACTATTATCACCTCTAGAAATATCCTTAAATACAGCGTGACCGTATCCAATTGTATATGCACCATCACCAATATTATAAGCGGTAAGCACTGGTTTACCACCAATACCTTCATGCGTTTTTAATAGCTCAATTATTTTATTTGAAAACTTTTCTTTTACTACAGGTTTTTCAGCTTTTTGTGGTACTTCTTTTTTAGTTATAGCATTATCTAATAGGTCACCAACCATCGTTACTACATTGTTTTTAGGTAAAGCATCTACTTTGCTATCAACATCAACCAATTGGTTATAACCCATTGTCAATGCCATTGATGCTATCGCTACCTTAACAACACGAGATTTTAATTTATCTGGTAATTCAGCAACTTTAGCAACTAATGTCTTAATGAAATCTATACCTTGTTCAGCTGTTCTAACATATGATGCTGATTTTTTAATATCAGTTTCAATATTATTTACTCTATCATAGAATTTATTATTAACAAAATCCCATTCATAAGGTGCTGAATCATCATCAGCTTCTAATAATAAAGAATTAACATTTGGGTATGATTCGACAAGCAATTTAGATTCATTAATTGCTTTATTTAAGTAGTACATACTACTCAACCTATTTATATTATCAAATGTCATAATTCTCATCATTTATAAATATCTTTTTTTATATTAAAAATATTGATAATTTGATTTTAAATTAGTATATTTGCAAAATGAAGTATAAATCTGATGAATTAGAAAAAATGGCGGCACATCTTTCTCAAAGAGAAAAGGTAGCACAAAAAGCTAGTAGAGATAGCATTAAGTATAAGCAATGTCAATACTTGATGGATAAATTAGGTAAAATATATACTGGTGTAATAACTTCAGTTCAAGACTATGGTATATTCGTTGAAATACCAGAAAATGGTTGTGAGGGGTTAGTTAAATCATCAGATATAGGTTATAGAACTTGGACACCTGATGTTAAAAACCATTGTTTTATTGAAGAAATAACTGGTAGAAAAATGAGATTAGGTGATGAAATAAAAATTATTATTAAGTCAGTAGATTTAGAAAAAAAAGAAATTAACATGAGTGTGCTAGATATTTATTAATATGAGCAAACCTATTACCAAAGAATTTGATTTTGGCGAATACATCGTACATATCACGTATTATGGTGATGGTAAGATAGATGTCAGTGTATTAGATGAATTTGGTGAGGAAATTGAAGGTCTTTATATATCAAATAATGATGGTGATGATGATAACGTGGTTGATTTTAATTTAAATTAGTGGCTATAAATCTTGAATTTGAAAGTTATAGGGAAATTATTGATTTCATTCAAAATGAAAAAGATTTATTATTTACTGAAACTCTAAATGAAATTAAAAACTCAATAAAAAATAATGAAAAAATAGCCAATGTTGCCAACCTAATGGTTAATGATGATGTCATTACTATAAATGTTGAAAAATCAGATTGGTCATCACACTTAAACTTTTCAATTGCTTATTTTGAACGCATTGAAGATTACGAAACTTGTATAGAAATTAATAACATACTTAAAGGTTTATGACCGAATCCGAATTTGTTTTATGGTATGTTAATAAACATTACCTATTTACTGGCTCAAAATTTAAATACAAATATATACTAGATGAAAAAAGTATTTCATTTGCCATATTATATAGAAATATTAATGATTCAATAGCAATAGATAAAGTCGATGGTGAATTACTATATGATTTTATGTTGAATTGGTATACAGTTAATGGTAAAAATGCAAAAATCGATGTATTAGATTTTTTAAAATACAAATATAAAGTTACATTAGGTCCCACAAATTGGGTTATTGCAAAAATGTCTGGCAAAATTGTTAACACTAATAATATTATATCTGAATTAAATAAACATTATGATATAGAATTTTTAGTAACCACTATAGACGATTGGTTTGAAAATGAGATGATTAGGATTACTGAAACATCCACATTACATTTTAAATAAAAAAAACATTAAAAATATTTGGATAATGTCTTTATTATCCTTACCTTTGTTAAAATTAATTATGGAAGTTATAATACGAAATAAGAAAGCCTCATTTGAATATGAGTTTATTGATAAACTAACCGCTGGTATCAAGCTAATTGGTAGCGAAGTAAAATCAATACGTAATCATAAGGTATCAATCTCTGAGGGGTATTGTTACATCAAAAATGACGAACTGTTTATTAAGGGTATGAATATATCTGAATATAAACAAAGTGGCATTCATACGAATCATGAACCAACCAGGTTAAGGAAATTATTGTTGAACAAAAAAGAAATAATAAAATTAAATGAAAATGTAGAGCAAAAAGGGTTGACAATAGTACCAATTAGTGTTATTATTACCGACAAAGGTTTAATAAAAATTGAAATATCACTATGCAGAGGTAAAAAACTTCACGATAAACGAGATTCGATTAAAAAACGTGATTTAGAAAGAGAACTTAACGTAAAAATTTAAAATAAATATATGAGACAATTAAAAATTAGCCAAAAAATTACAGACAGAACATCATCAAAAGCATTTGCTCAATACTTAATGGATGTTAGAGCAATCAAATCATTTGAAACCGCAGATGAAGAATATGAATGTGCGATTAAAGCTTTCAATGGGGATACTGATGCTTTAAATGAATTGATTGAGAGAAATTTAAAGTTTGTAATTAGTGTAGCTAAACAATATGTTAATGGTAAGTCACCACTTGAAGAATTGGTTACTGAGGGTAACTATGGTTTAATTGAAGCCGCTCAAAGATTCGACCCAAGTCGTGGATTCAAATTCATATCTTATGCTGTTTGGTATATAAGAAAAAGTGTGACAGATTATATGAACAAGTATTCTAGAACTGTTAGAATTCCAATAAATAGAATTACTGAATTAAACAAACTTAAAAGAGAGATGTCTGGTCTTGAACAAATCAATCAAAGACCAACAGCTGCTCAAGATTTAGTTGGTCTTGAGGGTTCTGATTTGAATTTTGATAACATTAATATGTTATTAAGTTTAGATAGTATGACAATCACATCATTAGACACACCATTCACTAGTGATTCAGATAGTGGTTCAATGATTGATGTACTTGAAAATGATAATTCATTAAGTGCTGACCATTTAGTTAATAATAATGACTTACAATCAGTATTAGATTCAATCATGACAACACTGGATTGTAGACAAAAAGAAATCATAACTTTAACCTACGGGTTAAATGGCCATGAACCATTAAGTTTAGTTGAAATTGGGTATAAAGTTGATATGAGTCGAGAAGGTGTTAGGCAAGTTAGAAAGAAAGCCTTAAAAATCATGAAAATAAACATGAATCGAAGAGGTATTAAAATGGAATTGTTTCAAAATTAATCAAAACCCCGAAAGGGGTTTTTTTATTTGTATTTTTAATAACTTATAGATATTTATTAATAAAAATAATACACTAATTATGAAAAACATAATCAAACTTAACAAACAAGACTTGGGTAATTTGGAACAAAAAATCATTAAAGAAGATATCCAAAATAATAAATTATATAACGATTTAAAGTCAGTTATTAGAGATTCAATTTCAAGTAAAGAAGAAATAATAGATGTATTAAAATACATTCTTGATGAAAAAGAGGGTCATGGTTGGGTAACAAAAGAAAAGGCCCTTAAAAATCTGGGTGAGTCTGATATTAAAAAAATGTTAAGAGAATCATTGAATGGTTTATTCGAAGATAATAAAGAAGAACCTAAAATCAAACGTGATGGTGCCAACGATGATAAAGAGGGTGATGGTGAAACTAAAGTTGAATATGATGATATCATAAACTTCTTTAAAAAACATGATTCAATCAAACAAGTTGGTATATTCAGGGAAGCTGGATTTAGCGAAAAAGAAATCTATACTAGATTACCATACAAAAAATTAAATCAAGAACAGAATGAAGAAGGTGGTACTTATCGATTCACAAAAGATGAAGTAGATAGAGTTAGAACAGTATTATCTAAATATCCTGGCGGGGGTAAAGTAGGTTAAAAATTAATAAATCCACGAAAGTGGATTTTTTTTTGTCATAATATTTGGAAATGTTATTTATTTATCTTATCTTTGTTTTATAAAAATAAGAGATATGGAAAATGATGGAATCAAATTTTACCAAGTATTCGGCTTCGGTGGTACTATAGGGGTAAACAAATTAACGTTTAGTGATTTAATAATGGTAAATGGTGGTACCTTCATTGTTATGATATTATTATTGGGTGTGCTAGCATCTATATTCCCAACAATAATGCTATTTGTATATGCATTTTTACTTTTATTTGGCAACTGGGAACAAATGCAATTGGACCGAGTTAGAGTCAACATATTCGCAATTTTTGGTTATGTATATTTTATGATTGATTACCACTTCGGATTTGTTGGTTGGTTATTCTTTTATAAAATGTTTGGTGCTGAGTTTGTTGACAAATTATGTTATATTAATACAGCGTTAGTTATATTAAATATACTCCTAATGTTTTTTGGTAATAGATTGTTCAATGAAATACAACATGGTATTATTAGATTAGCTGCATTTGCTTTTATTTTATTTTTATCAAATAAAATATTAATTCCAATAGGTAAATCATTAAGTCCAGTGATAGCAACACAATATATTACAAAGCCTGGTGATGGTGTGATGGATGACGTGGAAAGTGTTGAGGACCAGAATCAAGAAGAAATGATGGATTTAGATGATGAGATTGAAAAACATGAACATGGTAGAGGTAATTACAATTACAGACAGCCTAATGATGATGAATATATTGGTCGAGATTAAAAATGTTCTAATTAAATTTGGTTAATTAATAAATAATACCTATATTTGTATAAACAATAAAACAATTAGTTATGTATACGTTTGTAAATTTAGAATTGAGAAAAGAAGCTAGCAAATTGGTAGCGAAAGGTTGGGAACCAACTAAAGGTAGAATCAGTGGTAACTCTATTGAGTTTGATGAAGACTGTTCATCATATCTTTACTACGGTAATGTACAAGGTAGAGATGCTGATTTAGCTGAATTAAAGAAAATGTTTCAATAAAATTTGGTTAACTAATAAATTATTAGTATATTTGTAATATGAAATATTTAACCGAAGTTGAAAGAAAACAAAGAGTACTAGATGAATTCAATGGTTTTACATTTGAATACACTACGGACCTATCTAACGAGGTTTTAATATACCCACCAACCGAATACACCAATGAGATGCTTTGCGTTGCCATATCTCAACTAATTGGTATGTTTATGTTAACAACGCATGATAAGTTAAACGGATTCTCAGGATTCGATAATATTAAATTTAAAATTAAGTAAAAATGTCAAGAAACAGTTTTTTAGTTTTCGATTCAGTAATGGGTTTTGAACACAAAGATGAACCAACTCAAATTATTGAAGCTGATGGTTCTATTAGATACTATAAAGGTGGAATTCGTTCTACTTATAAATGTGGTGAACTAACACATATAACACCAAAAGAGTGTAACCCAAAATGGTTTACAAATTTCAATCAAGCATTACTTGATAAAATAAAAGATTACCATAGAAATAATAATTAAATGCGAATATTTAGAACCTTAAAAACGGGAATCAGTAATCTATGGGCTTGGTTACCTATAATTTGGAAAGATAGGGATTGGGACTCTTGGTTTATATATCAGATTATTGAATTTAAATTAAGGAGACAATCTAATTATATCGGTAGGAAGGATAGACATACTAGGTCACAAGAAGATGCTAAAGATATGTTAATTTGTGCTGAATTAATTAATAAAGTTAAAGACTCTTATTACGATTCAGAATATACTGATTATCATGAAAGTGAAATGGTATTTACAGATATTGAAGATAAACCAGGTTATAGTGAAATAAATATTAATACTATCAGTGAAGATTTTGATTCGTATTTTACAAAGTTTCCAACATGGCATAAACGAGCAATTATCTTTATTAAAGAAAATCAAAAAAGATTTACTACTGACCATAATGATAAAAAATTAGTTGCTATGATTATGGGTGACTTAAGACAAGAAAAAGCTAAGGATTTAGTATTTAGAATCATGGCAAAAAAAATTAATAGGTGGTGGGATTAAAAAATTACAATTATGAAAAGAATAAATAGACATAAATGTGATGAAGTAATCAGATTCTTCGATTTGGATTTTGATATAGTAGAAGAAATAACAAAAATGGAAGATGATAAAAAGTATCTAATATTTTATAAGAAAACTCCATTTGCTGGAACTGTATCACCGATGTATGGTAAAGATTGGAAGTTGTGTATTCCAGAAATTCAAAATCCAAAAATTAAACTAATTTAAAAACAAAAATAATATTACTTATAACGGTTGGGTATATGTGTTGTACGCCTAACCACAAATTTTAAATTAAGTACGACACTTCATTGGCGTATAACATATACACCTTGTTATGTACCTTTAAATTTACAAAGATGGAAAAATATTTTATTTTAAATGATGATGGTAAATATTATGTTGCCGAAGGACAAGCAACACATAATATTGAAAAGGCGTTAAGAATTGAAACATTGGAAAAATTAATAACAACTATTCCGATAATGAAAGATTGGAATTGGGATTATGTTGTTTATGAAGTATTGAATGGTAAAACTAAAAAAGTTGATGACAAAGTTTGGATGAGTATGTACCGTAAATGGAAAGAAGAAAATCCAAAAGACTATGAAAAACTTTATAGTGCATCTGGTTTTTCAAACTTCATTAGAACTACTACGCCTTAATGGTACATAACGTTAGGTAGGTTGGTGAAGTTTACGGATTAAATAAAAAGATTATGACAAAAGAAGAATTTATTAAAAAAGCAGAATCAGAAAAAGCAAACTTTGAATTGCACAAAAGATTGATTGAATATCATTTATGCGATAGAGGGGATAAGAATTATAGTAATGACCTAAAAGAGTTTGCCGAAAAGCAAGTTGTAGATGGAAATCTGCTTTTGAGTTTGATGGAATATGCTGAAGCGTATCACGAAGAACTAAGTAAATTGCGACAACCTACTGTTATCGGTAGTTCTGTTGACAAGAAAGATAAGGAAGGTGGGATAAGTAAGTCTATATTTGATTTTGTTACTGACCTTTGAATTACTGCTAACGTTTTGCAGATTGGCGAAGAAGCCGAAACGAGAACTTAATTAGAAACGATAAATTTTATACTTATGAAAAACATTCTTATGAAAATGAAACGGCTTTTTTGCCAATGTGCTGTTATAAGCCGTTTTGATTCGGAGGTATTTGTGCCACCTTTCAGATTAGGTAGAAAGCAGAAACGAGCCATATTAGATGCAAGAGGCAGAGAGGTAATTATAATGCCACACAATAGCGAGAAACAAGCACAAATGTATTGTGACTACTTAAATGGCTTATAACGTTTGCAGGTTTATTTGTGCGGGATTTTACAGATAAAATTAATTTAAAAACGAAAAATATGAAATTACTAAAATGGTTATTTGGGAGCAGGAACCCCGCATTGAATAAACCTGATGTTAGCAGCAGTGGCAAGTTGATAAAGTCATTTGTAGCTGTTGGAGATGTGATAGAAGTATTACATTATGGACAAAAACAAATTTATAAGGTAGAACAATTTGAAGTTATAATGAATAGCTTATATGCACCAACTGAATTTGTAATACACGTTAAATTCAGCTACAATGACGGTATAAGTAGTATTGAATGCACGTCAGATAATTTCAAATACGTGAGGCATATTAGCCATTGCTGCTAACGGTTGCAAGTAAACCATCGTTTTAATGTGGTTTACTTGCTGTTATGCTTAGGTGCGAGATAGAAAAATAAACTTTATAAATTAACAGAAATGTCAGATTTTAAAATAGGTTGCTCACCTTTAACGAGTAGAATTTACGTAGGTAAAGTTAAAAAAGGAATGTGGATTGGAGAAAAGCATGATGTAACTGAAGATGCTGTTGCTAGTGTTGCTGAAAACTTATTAAAGACAGACGAGCGGTTTCAGTTTTCTTTAGGTGGGAAACGCTACGAGTTAAAGGTTATAGAAATTGAAAGCACTTGAGCATAACGTTTCGGGGCTATGAAGCGTTGCCGATTAAAACGCTTAAACTTTCAATAAACAACAGAATTATGTTAGATGATGAATTTTGGAATGACCTAAAAAACGGCAATGATTTTATAGCCAATGTTAGCAACAGTAGCTCTGCCGAATATTATCAAGTGTATTTAAATGGTAATTGGATTGCTGATTGTGCTGACTATTGTGAGGCAGAAACCATTGCAAACGCCAACGCAATGAATGGCAGGATTGATATTGAACGAAGGGTTGATTAGCTATTGTTGCTAACGGTAGGTAGGTTGGTGAAGTTTACGGATTAAAAAGGAATATTATGATAACAAAGGAAGAAATTGTAGAATTATTAAATGATTACAGTGGTTATGTTGACCGCAGTTGCACTGATAAAGCAATACACGAAGATAATTTTGAACTTATCGCAGATGCAATATTAAGTAAATTGCAACAACCTACTGTTATAAGTTCGGTTTGCGAATGTGAGCCTCGTACACGTTATGAATGGGAA